TATCCAACAGGTCGCGCATCGCGCCACTCGGCTTGCGCGTCTCGACTCCCATATCGTCGAAGAATTTCTTCGTGGTCTTGTCGAGTCGTGCCACGTCGGTCATCAGCGACCGCAGTCCAGTGCCAGCCGTGCTGCCGTCGAGCCCCTTGTTCTGCATGGCCTGCATCAGAGCGATCAGCCGCTCCATCGACATGCCGCTCATCGTCGCAATCGGCCCGACGTATTTCAGGCCCTCGCCGATGCCAAGAATGTCGGTTTTGGCGGTCGTCGCGGCCTTTGCCAAAACGTCCATCAAGTGACCCATTTTGTCGGCTGGAACTTCCAGTCCGTACAAAGCCTGGGCGGTAATCTTGGCTGAATCGCTCACACTCACATTGCCAGCGGCGGCAAGGTCAAGCACGGCTGGCATTGCCTTCATGATGTCCGACGCCTTGACGCCAGCACGGGCAAGCTCCTCCATGCCTCCAGCCGCATCCCTGGCGGTGTAGACCGTCTCCGCACCGAGCTTTTGAGCCAGGGCCTCCATGTCCTTCATGACCCGCTCAAGCTCTTGCGTGTCCGTCACGCGACCAGAGACGAGAGCTTTGACTCGCGACATGCCTTGCTCGAACGTCGCCGCCAATCGGGTTGAGTCAGCAGCGCCGACAGCCGCCGCCGTCGAAGCGACCGTGCTCACCCCGCGAATCGTCTCCGTGGCTCGCTGCATCCCGGCTTGCAGACTTGCACCAAGTCCGCGTGCGGCATTAGACAGCCTCGTGATCGCGGCTTCGGCTTGCTGCGAAGATTGAACGACAAGTCGCGTTTGTTGCACCATCGGCTGAGCGAATTGAGTATTCGCCCGCATTTGCGCAAGCTCACGATTTAGCCCTTGCGACTGCGTGGTCATCGCGCGGGTGTAGTTCGCCGCCTGTGCGAGCGGCCCGCCGAGCCCGCCGATATCCGAGCCCACCGCGCGAATCGAGCCACGGCTCCGATCCATGACCTGAACCATGCGGTCGATGCCAGCCGCCGATTGCGTGATCCTGTTGGTGGCAGAGCTTAGCCGACCGGCAGCGGTATCAATCGACGAAAAGACGCCATCGACCGACTTGCGAAAGTTTCCAAGCGACCGCTGAGCGTCAGCCAGCCCCTTGTCCCATTTCTTCGCGTCGATCGACAAAATGCCTTTGAGGACATCAAAGTCAATGCTCATCGCTGCCCCTCCGTGTCACGCAACAAGTTGCGGACTAGACTGTCGTTTCGTCGTATCGGTTCGGATGATCGCTCTGCTCGACGACCACCGTCACGTCCCAAATATCGCGGCTGATTCGCGTCGCCTCGGGCGGCTCCACAAACGAGCATATGACCTCGCGATAGTTCGAGTCGCCCTTGGGCTGGTAGCGATAGATAAAGTCGTTCGCCAACCCGCCAATCGCCTCGAAGAAGGTCACAAAGGCGTTCATTTCCGAATCGCTCAGCGACTCGAATTTACGAGTCACCTGATAGCGAGTCGGCGCGTGCTTGACGGCGTAGAGAGAGTTCGCCGAAGTGCGATGCACGCTCTGGGCGAGTAGCGGCTTGACCGCCGCGCCGCCCGCAGGCCACGGCATATTGAGAGTCGTCACGCCCGCTTTCTTGAATTGCACGCCCATCAGCCCGCCCCCAAGCTAGCGCCCAAGGACTTTGCTGATCGGCTTGGTGCCATCTGCTTGGCACAGCATCCCAGCCGCCTTGAGCGATTCGTAAACCTCGTCACGCTCCTTGTCGCAGTCGGCGATCGCTCGCTGAGTCTGCGGATCGAGGGTCTGCTCCCACTCGATCACTGTCCCCGGCCCGCTGGTCATCAGGTTGATTCTGGCTAAGATCGCGTCGCGAGTCTTGTCGTCATAGTGCGGAAAGCATGTCGCAATCCGCATGTCCTCAATCCGCTCCCAGCGACGACGGCAAGCCATCATCGCGTAGTGTAGAGCCGCCACCAAAGGCAGGTCGAGAATGTCACTGTGCGACCAGTGATACTCGCCTGCGATTGGCTCGACGACATCAAGGCTCCAAGTGTTGTACGGCAGCGTTCGGCTGCCGACATTTACTCGGCTTCGCCGCTCGCTTGCTTGGTCGTTTCGGATCGACGGCCTGCGGCGTCCATAAGGCCCCCAATCCGACCAATAAAACCCACGACGGCCTCCACGGTTTCATGGACCCCCGTGAGTTCAAGAACCTCGGCGATAATCGCCAGCGCATCGGTGATGCTCAAGGCCGAGATTTCGGCAGGCTTGAGATTCGTGCAGCCGCCGATCAGAGCTTCGATCGCGCCGTCCGAACTGACCACCAAGTCGACGATCGCCTCGGTGCGAGCCGAGTTCGACTCGGAGATCATCCGCTTCTGCTCGACGCTCAAGTTGGCGTAAGCCTCTTGAATCAGAGCCGCTTTGACCTCTTCGCTCGGTGCGGCATTGATCGCCGCCCGCTGTTCCGGGGTAACAAAATCGCCAAGCACCAGTCCAGCCGGGATGCTCTTGATCCCAGCCTTGGTGATCGCACCCACCACTCTGAACGTGGTGCCAAGCGATAGGCCGCGAACCGACACGCTCGCGCCGTCCTTGGTCACGATTTCCGAAACCCGCTTGATAGGGGCATCCACCGGCACTTGCCGTGGATCGACTGCCGTTGTCATAAAAAACTCCCGCGAACTTTAAGAGCCGCGCGGGTGACGTTCGCAAGCCACCCGCGCGGTTGCCCCGATCTAACAGGCTGACATCGTTAGCTCGTCGCCACGCCGATCTTGCCGATCAACTGGCCGTCGCTCTTGCTCTCGTCGATCAGCATCTTGAAGGTCGCTTCAAAGACGCGATCGTTGCCGACCGAGCCGAACTGAACTTCACCCACGTCCGACACGACCGCCTTGTAGAACGTCACGTCGTCGACCGTGCCCGAGCCGTCGAGCGGGTGCAGCACCAGCGCACCGGCCAGCGAACTGCCCTTAGTGCCCGGCAGCTTGCCGATACCCCAGCAGCTTGAACTGATCGAGCTACCGAACTGGTAGACCGTCTGCACAACCTGCATCGTCTTCTCGGCGAACTTCGCCTTGCAGTCGACCTGATCGCCTTGGTAGATCAAGTCGGCCAGATGCTCGCCGTACTCGTCCACCTTGCGCTCGCGAAGCTGCGGCTTGACGCCGAACGTCACGCCACCCATCGTGTGACCGCAGGCGACCGATTTGTACGTCACCTTGCACGGCCCGGTTTCAATTTTACTGAGATCACCACCAACTTGGCTTGCCATGATTTTGCCCCTTTTAGATCGGATGAATTGCCCTTGTCAGCGCAGACAGGGAAGACGCCGCCGATCAATCAACTAGCTCTGCTTTCGCAATGCCGTGAACCGCCACTCGCTCTGCCACTGGATCACCGCATTGCCCGTTGTGTCCTGTCGAGCGTTCCATGCTATTTTGCGCCAGCCGACCTCCCGGCGTAGTCGCGTGATCCTCCACTCGGAGCTATCCATGCCGCCGCCGTGACACAGGTCGCCCAGCCCCAAGTCGACCGACAGCTTGAGGTCTTCGAGTTGATCCTCGTCGCTGCCAAACAAGTCGACCGTGATTTTGTAGTCGCGATAGAGCCAACTTTCGGCGTCGGTCGGACCCGGCGATTCGTTGAAGTGCCAGCACAGCAGCGGAAAGCCCTGGTGGTCTTCGGGCGTGCCCTGGAATACTCTGCCGCCCAATGCTGAGATTCCAGACAGGCCCGCCATTGCCGTCTGGATCGCCTCAATCGGTTTCGTTGCCGTGCTCATAGACAGCCCCTTAGCTCATGCCCACTTTGCGCTTCCACCCATCGCCATCGTCGTCTTCTTCGGCTTCATCCGGTGGCATATCGAACTCGCCACCGTAGTCTTCGTCGTGGTAGTGGTGATAGACCTTGCTCACCTGCTTGGTCGCCGCCTCTTGCCGCCTGCACACGACAGCCATCGCAGCGCCGAAGAATACGCCGGTCGCAAAGCAGCAAGCCGCGACAGCAGCGACACCAACCCCAAACAATCCGACCGTAATCGCCGTCGTCGTCACAGCAAAGCCTCCTCGGTTGCCTCTGGATTTTGCTCTACGTCTTTGAGCTTCATGTCGGCTCGGTGCAGCATCGCGTGAACGGCTTCATAATCCTCTGGCCGATGCAGCAAGATCAGCCGACCCCACTTTTCGTCGTCGGCGTAAATCAGTACCTTGCCGCGTGGCACATTCAGCCGCTCTCTGACCGCCAAGTCGATCGGAATCGAGCCGCGTCGGATGCAGAAGTGCTCGGCGACTCGTTCGATATCGCCGACCAGATTCATGATCGAAACCTCGGCCACTTCGACCTCGCGGTCCTTCTTTCGCTTGCCCATCGACTTTCCTTACTGCCCGCCGACTGACTATGTTCTTGCCACCACCGCAGCGATATCGTTCGGGATTCGTCGGACTCGCTGCATCACAAATTGCCTGATCGTGTCGAATGACCCACGGAACGGCGGCATCAATTCGTCTTCGCTATGCGTGCCGCCGTGATTACCTGCGGCCCCCATGCTCTTGCGAACCCACTCGGTAATCAGCGGATCGCCGGGAAGCCAGCCAATCACTTGGCCGCCCGCGACATAGGGGCTACCGAACTCAAGATGAGCCACGTAGTCGATATCGCTGCCAACCGCAGCAATCAGGCTAGCAGGCGAAGCGAGAACGGCGTGGACCTGCCGCTTGGCGTCACCTGTGTCGACCGGCATCCGGCGCTTGACCTGCTTCATCCAGACGGTCGCGATCTCGTTGAGGCAATCGGCCAGAGCCCGATGGACTCGCTCGGTGATCTGCCTGAGCCTACGCTCGGCAGCGCGATCGACAGCGGCGTCGAATTGACACTTGATCTGAAACATGATCGACCCTCACGCAACAAGTTGCGGGCTAAGTTGCCGACCTGCGAAGAAACGCCACCTTGAGTTTGCGGGCATTGGCCGGATCGCGCGTCGAGATCACCAGCCAGCTTGTCGATGATCCAGTCTCGTCGGTGATCGTCAGCCGATCGCCCAGTCCGTCCGACTGCGAAGCTCCCGGCCTGATATCGGTCCCAGCCGGAAAATAAGCCATCGCGTCGAACTCGATATCCGTGCCGTATTCCTTGGTCGACTTGCGCGCGTCGCGCGGATGCAAGGCGCAGGCCACCGCCGACATGCCATTCACAGCCGCCAGCGTCGCCTTGCGAACACCCGTTGCCGACTGCGAGACGGTCGGACGAGAAACAGCCGCCGTGAAGTTCATCCTGCGGAGAGCGGGCATTAGACACCCACCTTGCCGAGCAACTGCCCGTCAGCCTTGGTTGCATCCGTCACGCACTTGAACGTGCAGTCGAAAACCCGATCGGCAGTCACGCTGCCGAACTGAACTTCGCCAATGTCACTGACCGTGGCCTTGAAGAATGTCACGTCGTCGCGCGTGCCATCGCCGTCGAGCGGATGCAGCACAAGCTCGCCGCCAACCGTGCCGCCCTTGGCCCCAGGTCCGTAGCCAACGTGCAGCGTCTCGGTCACGCGGTTGCCGAACTGGTAGACCGCTTGCACGACCGCCATTGTCTTCTCGGCGAATCGGCACTTGACCTCGGCCATGTCGCCGACATAGATCAAGTCGACGCCGTGCTCGCCGTACTCGTCGACCTTGCGGTCCCGCAATTGCGGCTTGATCGACATACTGACGCCGCCCATCGTGTGACCGCAGGCCACGGAGCGATACGTCACCTTGCACGGCCCAGACTCGATTCGAGACAAGTCGCCGCCGACTTGCGACAGTGAGCTAGGCGTAGAGACTCCCACGAGGTCGGCAACGAATGTCCGCCTGCTGCGAATCACCGGAATCATCGCTGCCAGCATGTTTAGACCTCCACATCGCGAGTAATCACCGCTCGGTCAGTGCAGGCATTGCCATCAATCGTCGCCGCGACATGCACCACCACGGCATCGCCCAACGAGATCAGGCTCGTCGCTTCGTTGTACTTGTAGACGCCCGCGATCACGCTCGTCATGTTCGAGGTTGTGATGAGGTCGGCACCGGCTCGCGTGTAGACTCGGATCGTCGGGGTGCCCGAGATACCACTCGTGACAGGCGACCCGTTCTTGAACCAGATCACCGTGTACTCGTCCTGGTCGTTGACCTCATCGCGCGTCAGCTTGATGTCGGCGTAGTAGATATCCGCCAACGTGTCGGTCTTGGCCTTGATCGCAGCAATTTCGGTGTCGACATAATCGTCGATCGCATCGAGCTTGCTGTTGACTGTCGAGAACAAGGCTGCGATATCGCTGGCATCAGCCGGATCGCTCGGCAGATTGTCCGTCTTCGCCTTGATCGCAGCCACTTCGGTGTCAATATAGGCCGCAATCGTCGCCAGTGTGGCCTCGGTCGCCGGGCTCGACGGAATGGTGTCAGTCTTGGCTTTGATCGCCGCGACCTCGGTGTCGATATAGCCCGCGATCGTGGTGATCCCAGACTGAGCGGTCGCCAGCGCCGAAGCGGTTGCCATGTTGGCCTGAATCTCAGTCACCGCATCGGCGTTCAATGACGCCGCCGTGATCGCATCCGTGTCGATCGCCTTAACCTGCGAGTCCATGTAGTCCGTGCCAGCGACCAGCGTGTCGTAGATCATTGCCGGAACGACCATGAAGTCAGCCCAGACAGGCAAGTGCGTTGCCGAATCGTGAACCAGAACCCGCAGCACGCCGAGCGTCGCGGTGTCGGTCGCATCCAGATGCACGCGGTAATAGCCGCGCGCGTCATAGGCAATCGCGGTTGCTGAATTGCGGGCAGCCTGTGCGGCCCCGTCTTTGCTGACGTAGACCGTCATCGAGCCAGCCAGCCCAGCCTCGGCAGTCACGCCATCGGTCGCATCGAGAAACGGGCCAAGCAGAATGTAGCGAGCCGTCGATTGCTTCAAGAGTTTCATGATTAGCCTGCCCTCATGCGTTGATATGCTGCCTGGATTGCCGGAATTGAAACAGCCGTAGCATCGTCGTCTGTAATCGTAATCGTAACCTGTTGCGTGCCGTTTTCGGCTGGCGTTTGGCCGTAAGTGCTCGTGATGCTCGTGATTTCGACAATGATCGTTAGATCGCCTTCACTCAAGGCGTTGTCGAGGGCCGTGATTTCGATCGAGCCTGACGTGATGCCAACTCCCCCATTAGCCCACATGCCCGGCATCACAATCGAGGTTGTGCTGACCGAATAGTGCTCGTCCTGAACCGCCGTACCGCCAAACCCCAGGTTGACGGTTGTTTCGCCCCAGTCTGCATTGTCCTGGATGGCCGTCACGACGCTCACGCCGCCATTTTCAGCAATGGTCAACGGGCTGCCAGATAGAGATACAGTCGCGGGAGCGCCATGCTGGAGCACGGTCACTGTAATCGAAATGAGCGTGCCGACGCTCTCGCTATAGATCGAAAATGTGTCTTGGGGGGATAGTTCTCTGATGCCGATATACTCAACATCAAACACGCCTGCCGATGGACTTGTAACACTGACGATCGTCGAGGCCGCAAGTGTATTGATCGCAGACGCGATCGCGGCCGCGCCTCCGCTCACGGCAATTGCTGCCGTATTCATGCCTCCAACCGCAGGCATTATGAGAATAAACTCTCCCGTGTCGCCTGAGATCGTGATTCTATGAATCGCGTTTTGAGATTCAGAGCCGGTCTGAATCGACTCCACGCCAATCGAGCCATCAATGGCTAGCGTGCTGTTGGCTGCCGTAAACGGCAATATATTGGTGTTCGATAGATCGTGAACAAACTCAACGGTGAAGCCGTCCGTAAAGTTTCCAGATACCACAGATCGCCCGCCACCAATTCCAGGACAGCTATTGATCGAAGTTGCCAGGGCGGCGGCGTCGCCGTTGTACTGGTGATAGTCCGTAGCTGGCGAACCGCCGCTGTCGTAGGCGGGCCTCCAGCTACCAGAAATAGGCACGCCGCTAAACGTGAATTTGATGATTTCATTCATGCGTCAACCACCACGATAGATCACTGACCACTTGGATTGCATTGGCCGATAGGCAACTACTCGGCTGCTGGCTCAGCGACCGGCTCGGTCGTCGGCTCTGGCTCACTCACCGGCTCAATCACTGGCTCCGGCTCCGGCTCATTGTCAGCCGCCACGATCGCCGCCACCTGCTCGTCAATCTGCCGTTGAATGTCGGCCACGCTGGCGGTCATGGTGTTCACGTTCATTCCGGCCCCGGCAACGTCCTGCTTGTACATGCCGACTGCCTGCGTGTTATTCACGACTTCGGCCATCAATAAGCCCTCGGCGACTCCCAGTGCAGTCTTCTCGCCTTGCAGTTCGGCGATCTTGAGTTCGATCTCACGCTGCTTGGCGCGGTTGCCGTCGAGTGATTCACCGGACTTTGCCAGCGAGTTCTCCGTCTCGAACAGTCGCGACTCGGCCACCGCCAGCGCGGTCTTCGCTTCCTCAAGTTGCACCTTGGGGAACACGATCGAAGCCTCAAGTGCCGCCAAGTAATCTCGCATCGCCTGTGTCGCTGGCATGATCTGCTCCTGTTAGCTGGAAACTCGATAGCGGTTTAGAATCGCTTCGGCCTGAGCGGGAATCCCGCCAGCCGTAAGCTCCTTTTGATAGTAGTCGTTCCGGTCGCCAAGGTCTTCTTGAGCGAGTTCGTTTTGGATTCCGCCACCCGCAAGCTGCTTGGCTCGCGTGTAGAGGTCGGCCACGATGATGTTCGCGGCGTGAACCACGTCCTTTGGCAGCGTCGCATAGCCCGCCGAGTAGACGACCTTAATGTTCCGCCTGCCCTCGGACCAGACGCCGGTCGTGTGAAAGATCAAGCCCGGCTCGGCGTCGAGATAATAGTCCTCGGCGTCCTCGTCGTTGTCTGGATCGAAATCCCAGCCAGCATCGACATTGACCGACGTGACGCTAATCACCGGATAGTTCGCCAGCCGGATGAAGTCGCGGCCATTGCCGTCGAGGCGCTCGGTGTAACTGGTCGACTCCAGGCTTCGGCCCAAGAATCGCTTCACCATGTCGTCGGCATACAGAATCAGCGCAGCCAGCAGCGTGTCGTCGCCGCTGCCGGAGATTCCGATGTACTGCTTGACGTTCGTCGAGTTGGTCAGCGACATAGAGCTTCAACGAGTTCGACGAACAGCCGAATCGTGTCCGGCGTCGTCTGGGTGTGGAAGGTCAGCGTGCGGCTCGTCCCCTGAGCCTGCTCGGGATAAGCCCGCAGGCTCTTGCCGAGCGACTTCGCCATTTCCTCTAGCTTGTGATTCGGGTACTTCAAAATCGCGAGCGTGATTTTCTCGGCCTGAGAAAGCTCAGCGGCCTCCGCAACTTGTTGCGTGCCCGAATCGACCTCACCGGAGAGCACTCTGCCCCTTGTGCTCTCACGGCGGGCCGGTGTTTTGGTCTTTTCCTGATCTTCGCTCACGATATCGACTCCACGACCTCGATCAGTTTCCTGCCGCATTTTTCCCAGGTGAAGTGCTCGCGAATCCGCCGCGCCGCCTTGCGGCCCCTGGCTAGCGCTTGCTGCCAATCGCTCATCACCTTGCCCATCTGCAAAGCGAGATCGTAGGTATCTGGCGTCGCAAGCTGAGCCTGGAGTTGATAGCTCCGCTCAAGCGCTTCATCGACGCCGGTCCAACTCCAGTCTTCCCACTTGAGGTCGTACTTGATTGGATATCCTACAAGTTCATCTGGCGGGGCGAGGTCCAGCATTGCGGTCGCTGGCGTGTAGACGCATGGCAGGCCAGTTGCCATCGCTTCGCCGAGTGTGAGCCCAAAGCCTTCGCCGACGCTCGGAAACGCAAAGGCGTGCGAATGGGCGTAGATACCGGCCAACTCCGTGGCAGGCACTCGTCGCGAGTCGAAAATGATGTTCCCGATCCGCTTAATGCCCGGTGGCTGGTCGTGCTCGCCCTGCGGGAATGTGGTCTTGAGGTACAGTTCACAGTTGGGAGAATCGGCAAACGCCCGCCATGCCTCAAGCACATGCAGCGGACCCTTGCGGGCGTTCGGAGCCCCTAGCCACAGGAACCTGAATGGCCTGTGCTTCGGCCCGCCGTAGATCGGCCTCCGCTTGGCGTCATTGCGATCGACATACCGGAACAGGTCGCTGTCGACCCCGAGCGGCACATGATAGATCGGCTTGCCCGGCAGCAGCTTGCGGAACGGTTCGACCAGAAAGCTCGCGGTTAGGCAAACGGCGTCGGCCCGTTCGAGTATCCGAAAGCACTCAGGAAGCTGCGAAGCCTCCCAGGCCGCGTATGCGATATTTTTCTTTCCGGGCACAGGCTCAAACATGTGCGGCGGCGTGACGTGAAAAGCCACGTCAGATGAAGCGTCCATCACAACCCCTAGTCGCTCGCACGCCTCTTTTGCTTTCGAGTTGTGTATCGAGTACCCGTAGGAATTGCCCACGCCAAAATAATCAGTGACCCAGTGAAGCTTCACGCTATAACCCTCCACGCCTTTCCGACCTTGATTCGCGACGCAATGCTCTTTGAGACACCAAGCCACCTGGATATGAAGTCAACGGACCCGTAGCCGCTATGCCTCAAGAAAAAACGCTTAATCAGTGCAGCCACTTCGTTGCTTATCGTTGCCTTGTGGTGCCGCTCGGCTCTCGGTATCGTTCCGTGCTTGACTCGATCGCGGTTGTTCTCGGCAATGGTGCCCCAGGCAAGATTCTCAAGCCTGTTGTCTTTCTGATTGCCATTCAAATGCCTGCACACCATGCCGACTGGCCTCGGGCCGACAAATGAACAGAGCACGAGCCGGTGAACGTAGGCGTGTTTTTCGACGTACCGGCCATCTTGACGGCCACACAAAGTCACCTGCGGGTATCCACGGCAATCTGGAGAGCATGAAATCTCTCTGTCGCCATGAAAAACACGGCCTTCTTTTGTCACGAAGTAGCTAGAAAATCCAGCTATCTCGACGGCATCGCCTGCCTTGACTTGATCTTCTAGCAGCTTCATTTTGTGATATCCGTTCGCCCTTCGATGACTTCGACCCGCAGCGGCAAGATCGCCGTCCGATTGCGGTCCATCCAGTAGCCTTTGACCATAGCAATTCTCGAAACTCGAACCCCTTCGCGGACCTCGCGGCTCGACAGATCATGCAGCGTGAGGTACTTGCAGGTCATTTCGTAGACGCCGCCGCGCGGCTCGAAGAACCAGCCCGATATGCGGTGCCGTTCGTTCTCGCCCCAGGGCGTGTAGTGGTCGATCTCAACCGCGATCTCGCACGGCTCCTTGGTGATCGTCGCCGAGTCAGCGCCATCGACCATTCCGGTCAGCAGCATCGCGATGAAGACCGCGACTCCCCAGAGCAAAATCTCAACGACCGAACTCCAGATTGCCTTGGCTAGATCGCTCATGGCCCCATGAACCTCCGGCCAAGATTCTCGGTAGCCCGCAGCTTCTCGGCCATCGCCTCTTGCTTGCCGCCGTGGTCGCCCGTGATCGTGCCTGCCGCCTTGACGGTCGAGCAAAGCACCTTGGGAATCCGCACGAAGCCTTCGCCGCCGTAGAGCTTTTCGATCCGCATGAACAGACCGTAGTCGCCGCCTGGGAACTCATTCGCCCCGACCTCGTTCTCTGGCCCGTGCCAGCGATAGCCGCCGACTGCCGAGTAAGCGATCGCCGGGAAGCATCGCACACCCTCGCCGGGGCACATCGCCGCCTTGAGCATCCACGGCTGATAGTCGGGCTTCTGATAGTGGCCTATGATCTCGCCGTCGCCATCCAGGTGGATACAGTCTCCATAGACAAACCCAGCCCCATCGACGATCGCCTGCCGCACCAGATCGAGCGTGTCGTGGGTCAGAAAGTCGTGGTCGTCAAGTTCGATGATCCAGCCGCCCGGTCGAGCCATCGAACAGCCCGCGTGCCGCGCCATGTTGACGGTCGACACCCGATTCCGCATGTAGTCGAGATTGATCTCCAAAATCGCGTCGGCGTGAACGAATTTGGCCGGGTCGCTTTCGTTCCGGTCGTCGTCAGAATCCCGCACGATGATCCAGCGATCATGCGGCCCAAGCTGATCGGCCAGCAATTCGGCTTGATGCTCCAGATCGCGCGGTCGGTTTCGGGTCGGCGTCACGATGTCGAGAAAGACATCGGCGACCGATTCGGGCTTGACGTAGCCGAGCGTGGTGAGGATTTGCGGCGGCTTCATGCCTTAACCTCCGTAGACACCAGGACGATCGCCGGACGCCGCCATTGACGAATCACGACGCTCCAGCGGCACATCAGACGGCTCGCGAATCACCGTGCCAGCGCCGCAGGCATAGAGCGAGCGAGCGACCGGCTCGGGGACTTCGATGATCTCGCCGACCATTCGCATTTCGCCGTGGATGCAGGTCGGCCTGCTGAGAACTACGCGCATTGAAAAGGCTCCCAAGTGAATGAACACATGGGAGCCTAAACGATGCCGCAGATTCTTGCCTTGAGCGGACTACGCCGGATTCTCGCAACTTGTTGCGGACGACTTGCCATCCAGGTAGAAGCCGACGCGGCTAGCCATCGCCTCGCTGGCGTCGTCGAACGGCTCGATGCCAAGATACGTCTTGAGCTTGCGATTTTCGTCGAGCACTTGCTTGCTTGATCGCAGTTCACGCTCAAGCTCGTCGATCCGCTTCGTCAGCTTCAAGACTGAATCGCGAGCCTCGTCACGCTCCTTGAAAGCGTCTTGAAGTCGAATCTCCAGCGATTCGATTCTAATTTTGGCGTATCCGCTGACACACGATGACTCTGGCATTGGTCGACCTTCGGCGGCGACTTCGATCACGCCGCCGAGCGTGGTTCGGTCAGACATTTTCGACGACCTCCTTCTTATCCAGCTTGCTCAGTTGAATGTCAGCAAGCTCAACGGCTGCCCTGCTGGATTCGGCCAACGCTTTTCTGCGACTGGTTAGCTGCTGCATCGGCTTGTTCATCAACCGAAGTTGACGATGCCGACGAGCACTCTTTTGCCGAGTCCGTTCGAGCTTGGCGGTCAGATTTTCGATCTGCTCGTGCAGTTCGTTGACCTCGCGGACATGGACCTCGCTGGCCTCAGCCCAGCATCGCTGGAACTCAAGCATTGAGATCGCTGGCTGCGTGTCGACCTTGACGAGTTGCTTCGCGCGAATGACCGCGTGATGCTTGTGTTTTGTCTCGGCCAGCAATTGAAGATCGCTGGCTGGTACAGGCGACTTTTCGCCGCACAAGAACACCCGTTCCTCGGCATCGCCTGGAATCCAGCCGCAGGTCGAAACCTGGAACACCGCCCGATCGGACCTCCGAACGACCGTATCGCCGGACTTGAACGGAAGCTGCTTCTCCGAGCGCTCGACCCGCTTGGTGATCGTGCCGCACTTGATTCCATCGCCGAGATCGGCCACCGAGACTTCACAGTCGTCGCCGACCAGCGACTTGAGGAACTCCATAATCACGGCGTCCGACTCCTCGGGCTCACACGCCTGGACGTTCTTGATCGCCGCCTTGCAGCAGCCATCTTGACCACAGTCGACCGGCTCCTGACTCGCCGCCGAAACCTCGACCACTCCACCAATTTGCACGCTCATGTTTGATCTCCTAAATCTCTTGGGCTTCCGCCATTTCGTCGAAACTATCGTAAACCGGAGCCGCCATGTCGAGCTTCGTGTGATCGTAGGCTCGCAGACGCTCCATAACACGCATCAGATTGCTTGGCCTGCCGAGCTTCTCCAGCAGGATCAAGTGCCCAGCACACTGAACCTCGGCCTTGCCGCTCGCGCCGCCAGCCCGCGTCGTCTTGTGGCACGGGAAGCCGCCTTGGTCGAGCGATTGCTCAATCTCACGGACCCGCTCGCTGTTCAGGTACGGTCGAACGTCTGACCGGAACGGGCAGTTGCAGCACGGCGATTTCATGGCATACGGATCGTGACTCATGATTTTGCTCCGCAACTTGTTGCGTTGATCTATCTAGTATATCGTCCCGCTAGACGATTGTCAATAACAAATTACCGCCTTTCCAGCCGTCGCTTGATCGCCGTCACGGCCTGCTCCAGAAATTGCATACGCTCGCTTGGCTCAAACGCCCCGTCGCCCGTCGCTTCCTCGGAGTAAAAAATCGTCTCGACGCCGCAGCACGGATGGTCGACTCGGAACTCCCCATGCCGCAGCCGCAGGTAGCCGACCTGCACGCCATCGGGACCAAGGGCGTCGTACTGCTCGGGACAGGCCGGGCAGGTCATCGCCAGCTTGATGCCGTCGATCGTGATCTCTTCCGGCCCGAAGTTGTCGGGGTCGAATGGGTCGCTCATGGGTTTTGCTCCTGATATTGTCGCTTGGCGATGTCGAGCGCCGTCTCCATCTGCAACTGCGACGGAGCCAGATCGGCACAGTAGAATCCCGGCACGCCGAACAGATCGCGCGGCTCGTGGATCGCCATGATCTCCGGTCGTTCGGGAATCATGGCGAAGATACGATCTGTCAGATCGGCGGTCACTGACCGATGCGGATACTTGGCGGCTGATTTTGGTGGCGTCGGCATGGCTAGAGTCCTCGGATCGTGGTGGAAACAAATTTCACGCCGCTTTGCCCTCGGTCGACCTTGCCCGTTCTCGTGTCCCTGACGCCGACGACTCGGCTGAACTTCTGCTTGATCTCGTCGACCGTGTAGCGGCGGAAGCCGCCTCGCTCAAAGACGCCGGTTGTCATGCGGATATCTTCGATCATTTTGTCGTCCATCGGCTCGTAGATGAACTCGCGAAACTCGGGCGGAATCCAGCCTGCTGGCTCATCGAAGTTCATGGCTTGATCTCCTAGAGGCTGCAATACAGCCCGGTTTCACGCTCGAACAACTCGACCAATTGGTCACAATAAATGTCGCTGTGCTCGCTGATCGGCGTCAGCTTCAAGGCTCGATACTTGGCGAACTGCACCGTGTAGGTGTCGCACGGGTCCAGCGTGATCTTGACGCGGTTGCTGCCGTTCTTCGCCATGCCGGATCGCAGGCAGAAGCTCAGGCTGTTCTCGTCGCCGATGAAGTTCTTGGCTCCGGTCATGGCAATGAACTTGCCGCCGCCGAGTTGGGCCAGAATCGTCTTGGCTACCGTCATGTCAGTCGTCGCACTCATGGTCTTGATCTCGCGTTGGTGGTTGCTGAAAAGCAAGCGGCCCGGCGACCAGGGCTGTGACCGCGATCGAGTCGCATGTCGCGCCGGGTGAGAACAGGGACAACTTCCGCTTGTGGCTTAGGCGTCAATCAACTCGATCACGCCGCACTCTGGTTCGTTGCTGTGGCTAATCAGGGTACGCTCGACATCGTTGACCATAATCGGCTCGTCGAGCTTGACATGGATCGAGTCACAGCCGCCGCCCCAGCTATAGAGGCAGATCGTGACTTCGCCGCTGAACGGCACGCCAAAGTAGGTGCCCTGAACGCGATCGCCGGTTTCGAGCAGTCGGGTGGTGGTTGACATGATCTTGATCTCGCTTGCGGTTGGTGGTGGTTGCTTTGTCTCTATCTAGTATATCGCCGTGCTAGACCCAAGTCAACAGTGAAACTGAAAATTATTCGCAACTTGTTGCGGGTTAGGCGAGAAGCCCGAGCAATCGCTCGCACTCAGCCAATTGGGCTGCAAGCCACTCGCAACCAGCCAGTTCGTTTTCCTGGCAGCGTTGAAGCTCCAGCGAAAGCTCAGCGCCGCGAGCCAGCAAGCGTTGGCGGGCATTGAGGTTGCGATTATTCAGAAGGCCCTGGCTCATTAGCAAGTTGGTCATGATCGTGCTTCCTGTTTTCGAGTTGTGGTTGATTAACTCTACTAAGTATATCGTCCTGATAGACCCAAGTCAACAGCCATTTTCAAAATAATCCAAAAAATGTCTCGGCGCAAAAAACAACCCCCGGCAGTTTCCCACCGGGGGTTGTTATCTCGTTGTTGCCTAACTTGCCCCGCAGGGCGTCGACTAGACCAAGCTGGTCACGCCCGCGAGAACTCGCGTGCGGGCCATTGGTTTAGTCACCGGAAGGATGGGTTTTCCGTCGCACCTTTGCGTGAACTTGATCCACATTTGGTGAGCCGCGAACGAATCGCCGCCCTCCATCGTGGACTCGACCGCAAGCTGCTGCCGGTCGAACCAGCAGTAGTACCGGAGATCGCCGATGCCGAGGTAGTTGTTCGGCAAGCTCGCCTCGATCGAGTACGGCACACCCAAGATCGTGCTGACACGACCCGTGAGAGCACCGCCGTTGATCGGCACACCGCCGTCGACGAAGATCGGCAAGCCGTTGCCGTCGACCACCTGCATCAACGCCGCCAGCACGTTCTGATTCATCGTCCAGCGGAACGATGGCGAACTGTGGTAGCGAATGTCGACCGAGTGCTTGAGCTTGACGATGTTGGCATACGTCAGGCTCGTGATCGTGACATTCGTGATGCCGCTGGCCGAGTACAAGCCAGTCGGTCGGCCCGTGCCGCTACCGATCGCGATCACCTTGTCGTTCTCGCGAGCGATCGCCTCTTGGAACAACTCAACCACCGTCGTCACGATGTCCGGGTTGGCGTCGCTGACGATTTCTCGACTCAGCTTGACCATCGCGTTCATGCGCTTGACGGTGTAAGTGTTCTGCCCGAACGTCACCGACGAGCTATTGTCGGTCATCGCCGAGCCTTCGGTGTCGCCCCAGGTCACACTCGCGTTGGTGCCGACCGCAGGCATTTCACCCGAGTCACCAGCCACCGGAATCCGACGCACGAACTGGAACAACTGCGAAATCTTCGGGATGTCGCGGGTGATCTCAGGGATGAAGCCCGGAGGAATCAGGTAGCCGCCGTCAGCATTGGTCGTGCTCAAGGCACGAACCAAGCCAGGATCGGCATCCGAGCCCAACTGCTCGCCCACCGGCACCTTGAAGATCGCTTGGCGGAAGAACGCATTGAGAGCCGCCCGGCGTTGGCCGCGTTGCTCGCCCGGCAGTTCGTTCCACGGCGTCCGGTCCATCACGTCATGCGTCTTGAGGCCGCGCGTCGCCGCTTCGATCTCAGGGAAACGCAGGTAGCGTCGGTCGGTCTTGTCCGCACCGGCTTCCTTCATGTGCTTCTGGAACATATCGGCCATCGCGCGAGCGACGGTATCGCCCACAATCGCCTCAACCGAAGCCTTGAGAGCAGCCGGATCGGTTGCTCGCAAGTTTTGCTCTTGTTCGTCCTTGGTTGGCTCGGTCTTGCCCGGCCAGTCGCCCTTACTCATGGTTCTGCCCCTTATCGGATGGTTAGAAAATTTGGGAATTGCCCATTCCCGTCTTCATGCTCTTGGCAGAGCTTGCGGTTAGCCGAGCTTTCGCTCGAACTTCACCACACCCGTCTTGCTGCGAGTCAGCGATTCACTTCCGTTGGCATCGCCATCCGAGCCGCCGTCACGGGTATCCCCGCCGCCGTCGCTTTTCGTCGTGCTTTCGGTCGTTTGCGCTTCGTCGCTGGCAATCAAGTCTCGTAACTCGCCCGCGACCCCGCTCAGGTCACGGATGTATTGTTTCATGGTCTTCGAGAGCGATTCGAGCGAGTCGGCCAGCGAGGTAATCGCCGATTTCGTCGCCTTGCTGAACTTCGCTCCCGCCCTGACTTCTTTCAGGGTTTCGATGATCTGCCGCTGATCGCGGTCGACCTTGGCGAGTAGCTGCTCGTCGCGACTGAGCTTGACGGCAGTCCTGCGGCCCCAGGTCGTCGGATCAGGCACCCGCGTGTAGGCGCTGGGCTTGACCATCTTGGTGATCGTGCGGTCGTCGATGCGGACGAACTCGCCATACGACTCACCTTCATGCACGATATGGCGACTGAAAATCCAGGCGTAGTCCGACTCGTCGATCAGTGCGATGCGGCCCTCCAGGGCCAAGTCCGTGGCTTGGTCGCCACTCTTGGCTCCCGCCTCGGGAACTTCCACACCGATCTCGCGGTAGTGCTCCGCAAGGTGGTCGTAGATCGCGTCGCATTGCTCGCCCGTGCAGTTGATCGCCTTGGTCAGCAAGCGGCCCATCGACGCCGCCACCGCAGGCCAACTCAACCGGCTGTCGGCGTGGTGGTGAATCATCATATTCCGCGTGTTCTCGCCCTTGGTCACAACCAGAGCCGCCATCGCCTCGCGGGTCGCTTGGCTAGCGCTGTTGCACTCCTTCGCCAGCACGAACGGCTCATCCCATTCGATCTCCCAGGGGCACTCGATCTCTTCGCTGCGAGTCTCTTGCTCGGTCGTTTCCTTGGGGTCGAACAAGCCGACCTCCAATCCCTTGGCCTTCGACTCCCGCAAAAGCTCGACCGCTTCGGCAATCTCTTCGGCGCTGAACTCGCGCGTCGGCTGATCGTCGTTCGTCTTGTCGGCAGCCTTGGTCGTATCGCCCACCAGCGTCTCCGGCTCGGTCGGCTTGACCGTCTTCGGGTCGATGTCTTCGGCAATGCCCGTTGCCTCGCGGATCGCCACCGGCAGAGCCCCGCGTGCCACTTTTAGCTCTTGCAGGTGATCGCGAAGCTCGGTGACCTTTGTTTCCGCCATTGCCCGGCTGAGCGCATCGGGATTGGCCGGAACACTCACCGCCGAAAGCTCCAGCAGTTCCCATTCGGTGTAGCGGAGCACTTCCTGCCCGTTGATCTTCTCGATCACGTAGCTCTTGGGGATGAACCCGACCGAGAAGCCTCGCAGGATTCGCTTGCGATAGAGCCGGTCGATCTCGGCCCCAAGCTCGCAATCAATGTCGAACTGCACCTTGACCACAATCTCAGTCGCCGACTTGGTGATCTCCGTCACCACACCAATCGGCCAATTGCCGATCATCGCGTCGAAGCCATGCTGCCACAGGACAACCGGATTCTCTTGGTACGCAGTCAGATCGACGCCATTCGGGTCGACGATGCTCTGATAGCGGTCGATCGAGTTGGTGTTGATGACCGCTTCGATCGGCCCCAGGTCAACCGGCGTCTCGTCCTCGCCCTCGCCATCCTTGACGGTCGCGTCACGCTTGGCCGAACGGACACTCGCCAGCGGGAAAAACGCCCGCAGCTTGCTCTTGTCCTCAACCGCCCGCTTGGCGATTTCAACTGGCGTGCCAGCAAGAATTCCGCCCTTTTCATCGAGAATCATCGGCATGATATAGCCCCTTGTTACTAATTCGGAATTGCCACTGACACGCAGCGACAGTGAACGATGTTTCGCACGCTGCCGCGCGGATCGCCTGGGAACCTCAGATATTCGCCACCCACAAAGAAGCTCTCATTTTGGCCGACCTCTTGGCCGTGCGCCGATCGGTGGGCGTCGCGGACGCGGTTGTCGAGTCGCGATACCCACCGCTTGAGCTTCACCTTGTCTTTGTTCGCCTCGCGAACGTAGTTGGCACCGCCGTTGTAGGCTGCCGATGTTTCCGTCACCGCGATCGTGCGACTGCCGTGCTGCACCCGACTATCCATGACCTCATCGACAGCCTTCGCCAGCTTTTCGATCGTCGGCGTGTCGCCGGTCAGCACTCGCGCGAGCTTCTCGCTCAGTAGCAGCTTGGTCGTGGTCGTCACGGTGCTTTGCCAGAACGAACTAGCCTTTTCCTTGAGCCAGCCGGTAAAGCCCTTGGCCGCGCCGCCGAGTTCTTTGAGCCCCAGAGCCGCCGCCTGCATCAACGCACCTTTCTTGAGCGCGTCGAGAATCTTCGGCTTCATGCGGCCTTCCAGGTCGTCGCTCGCTTTGACCCAATCGTCGAGCCGGTCGATCACTTCCTCTTGCAGCGTGCGGACCATCAAGATCGCAGCCCGCCCCTTGGCGATCTTCTCGGGCTCGATCTCACGACAGCAGCCCAAGCAGGCCGAGACGATTTCCTCGTCGACATTGCCGCACTCGTCAGCCCCAGTGCCGTCCGGGTACAGCCGCACTTGCGACTCGCCGATCGACATCAGGTACGACTCCAGCAAAATCGCGGTATCTTCGTGGTCGCCACCGGCCCCGCGTGACGCCGCCTCGGCATCGTTGGCTGGCAGATCAGGAAACGCCTTGGCGAGATTCGCCTTGATCCTCGTGGCCTGCTTCGAGAAATACTTCCGCAGCGTCGGCACGGTCGACGAAACCAGACCATCCAGGTCCGACTCAACCGATCGCGTGATCGTGGCAATCGCCCGCTCGTCTTCCACGCAACTTGTTGCGGGCAGCTTTTCGTTGCAGCAGGTCGACCGCTGCCCGGCTTCGATATCACCGGACAGCGGCCTCCCTGTCTGCGCTGACTTGGCAACCGGCACCGCGTCGGCATTGCTGCCGTCGATAGGCGGCTGGTTTTGATCGACTTGGTTCTGGTCTATTGGAGCCGCCGGATCGCCCTGTGGAGCCGCCGCTGGCTTCATTTGGAGTTCATATAGCCAGCGCGGAACGTCGCCCCACGGCACCTTGGGCTCGCCTCGCTTCTCGCGGATTTCATTGACCGTCAGGATGCCCGTCAAGGCATCGCGGTTTTCGAGTTGGTTGTCGAGAGCCCGCTCGGCGGGGACCGGATTATCGAACTCGACGCACAGGTCGTCGCCGAACTCGATCGCCAGCGACTTGTTGATCTTCTCTTGAATCTGCACCAGCCTCGGCCAGATCGTCTCCATTGCGAAGACGCGCTCTTGGCTCGCGGTGTTGCTGTTGTTGGCGTTCTCGACCACACCGGCCAGCAATGGCGGCACGCCGAAGATGCCCAGGATTTCGTCGCGCGTGAACGCCGCCGAATCTTTGAACGCCATTTCGCCCCAGGCCCGCTGCGAAGCGATCGGCTTCACACCGCCATAGAGCAGCACCGGCATCCCGGCCTTGTTCACGCCCGTATGCCGCTCGATCAAGTTCGCCATCATCCTCTTCCAGCCCGGCTCGTCGAGCATCGAGTCGGTCGAGAAATAAAGGCTCGACAGGATATCCTGATCGAACGCCTTTAGCTGTGCCCGCTTGATCGAATCGTTGGCCGACTTCGCCTCGGCAGCCGCCGCCAGCGTCCCCCAGCCCCAGAAGCGATCGCGCGGATTGTCGTGCTTGATATGCACGATGTCGGCCCGTGGAATCTGGATCGCCTCGCCTCGGCCCGCCAGAAACTCGTAGCCCCAGAGAACCTCGCCGTCCGTGTGCAGCGGCCTGACGTACTGCGACGGCAGCACCCAAAGCTCGACCACCTTGCCTCGCCGGTCGCGAACCTTGAGCCAGATGGCATTGCCGGTCAACTCCAAGAACATCACCGTCTGCGACCAGAACTCGCTCTTGGTGTCGAGCGGGTTTGGGTTTTCGATCAGACGAACGAGTTCGTTCTTCGGGTCGGTGATCTCAACCGGCTTGTCGCCGTTACGGTTCATGCGGTAGACCCGCATTGGCACTCGCGCGACGCCATTGCGGATTCGATTGACCGCGACGAAGACCCAGCCGGTCATCGACTGGACTTGCTGTGCCACCGACAGGCCGTTTTGGGCCTTGGTGGTATTCTGGAACCCAAACGCCAGCCGCAGCCGCTCGTTCAAGGCTTCCATATCGGCAGCCCGTTGAATGAACTGCTGATTGGCGATCGGCGCGCAGAACTCCGCGCCAGGATAATCGCTTGCCTGCCCGTCCGTTCGGATTGTGATTTCGGTGCTCAAGGTTTAACCCCTTTGCACCGTCCCAGGTCTGCCTTGGCGGGCAGGTTGTATTTCGAGGTTCGGACAGCTTCGGTCTATTTGCTTAATTCAACCGGGCCACTCTCGAACGACTTGTCGTAAGCAAATGCCGCAGTCGTCGCGAGCCTTTCGGCACGAACCTCAAGCATCCACCCAGGGAATCGAACCCCGCCACTCGCTTTTGGAGAGCAAGTCGCCAGCCTTGGTACATTGGCGGATATAGATCGCTGATCGGCGTTTGCGCTCGTACGTTTTCCAACGGCGGAATCCTTGTTTCGCGGGCGGCATTTCGCTCTAGCCTATAGCCTTGGCGACGTTCCGCTCGCACCCGGTTTGACGCCCGGTTTTCCGTTTATTCACCAATCAACGATCAAAAGCCAGCGGAGGGACTTGAACCCCCGACCCGCTGTTTACAAAACAGCCGCTCTGCCACTGAGCTACGCGGGCAATTTCAGGCGGAAGCGGTAGGACTCGAACCCACAAGCCGATCTTTCGATTCGGCCACCTGTTTTCAGGACAGGCCCCTCATCCAGCCGGATCACTTCCGTATCAGTGGACCGTCGCAGAATCGAACTGCGATCTCCCGGTTGCAGGCCGGGCGTCTTCCCGTTTGACCAACAGCCCATTATCAGAGTCGCGGGTGGGACTCGAACCCACGGCATCTAGTTTGGAAGACTAGCGTTCTGCCGCTGAACTACCACGACTTGTGCGCTGCACGGCGATCACATACGCGATCTTTAAGCGGATCAGCCCTAGTGGCAGGTCGACAACTGACTGAGGCTTGAGAATCCTTGTCGCCAGCGAGCAAGCTCGCGGACGCTGCGGCTAGTGCCGCGTCACCGTGCAAGTGTCAGGGGTGGGACTTGAACCCACGATCTCCAGCTTATGAGGCTGGCGAGATAGCCGACTTCTCTACCCTGGCATTGACTTCTATCTTATGGCTATACCGAAATCGGTCAAGGGTTTTCGAGCCTCGATGCCCGCAACTTGTTGCGGATAAAAACCCCGGCCAGCACGAACTGGCCGGGGTCGCCAAGAACCTGAGACGGTTAGGACCGTCCCACTAATGATCGCTTGATCGCCTCCCGTAGCGTAGTCCGCAGCGGCACCTTGATCTCGGGCGGCACCGTCTTCAAAAATCCTCGCGGCAAATTATCGACCAGAACCTCACTCCACTTGCCGCTTGCCGCGAGCCCGAGAATCTGCGGAGCGTGATGCCGACCCTCGCCAGCGTCGTACTTGCTGACCTCGATACTGCCGTCGCATCGAATCACCGCGCTGACCGTGAAGTCCTCGGACCATTCGACGAACTTTAGCTCATTACTCCAGGCATTGACATCGAACCTCCTGAAATTGATCGCCGGATGGTTCGGCTTGGGCTGGAACGCAACCTCACGCCAGTGCCCAGGTGTCGCGGTGATCGCCTCAAGCTCCGCGATCGTCCACGGTGGCTTGCTGCCCGTTGCTTCGTAGAAAGCCTCGTTCGTTACGTCGCCGCTAGCATCGACAAACCAAACGCGACCACTCACGGAGTCGGTATCGAGAAACTGGAACTTGGCACCTTTCGTCTCGAATCGCCGCACCTTGCTGAACGGCTTGATGACGTACGGAATCCAGACGCCACGCCCCACATGCTTGTCGATCGTGCGAACGTCCCAGCTATCGACGCCTTCGGTGGGCTTGCCGTCGTGGCCGATCGCCACCGGAAACAGGCTGTCGCTCAACTGCTCAACGTAGTGGACCCGGCTCCAGATGCCCGTGAAATTATTGTACTTGTCGCCGTAGCCGACTCCAGAGAGTTCGCCGTTAAAGCTCTGAAAATAGATCGCCCGCTTCGGATAATGGTCGGCCTGCGGAGCGACCGCATTGGCGTGGTCGGCGGCGTAGATGACTTTCGAGTGTTCACCGAACGTGTCGCGGTAAATCCTGTGGTTCGTCTGGTCGTTCCCGTGCCAGTCTTCGTTGATTCTGAAATCGACGGTGCCGTCCGGGTTGATCCGGTCGATGCACTTAACGCCGCCAAAATCACGCTCGGCAAACAAGAACGGGTGATGATCGAAGACCTCGACAAAATCGCCTTGCACGACCGAACAGCAGACCGTAAACGATCTTAAGGTCGATTGGAGACTACTGTCGTCAAAGTAGTGAGCCAGCCCGCCATGCTCGACGGCTTGTTCTTTGCTCTCGATCTGCCAGTAGAAGTTGCCGCGACGGTTTGGGTCGGTTGGCACGAATCGGCGTGGATATCGCCGCTCCTCGTTCAAAATATCCAGCACCTTGCTCATGACATTCGCTCCAAAAGACAGCCACGGCGGCGACGCTCGCTAGCACCTGCCGCCGTGGCACACCACCACAGTGCTCCCTAGCTAAACTGCTCGTAGATATCCCGGCAGATCGACTCCCATTCGCTGAAATGGGCTTGCTCCTCCTCATTCAGCGGCTCTTTGTTCGCGGCTTTCGTGGCGGCACGCTCACCGATCTCGAAGACATGCTTCCAGTCTTGGCCCTTCTCGGCGGCGATCTGACGCAGCCGCTCGCGGCCCAGCATCCGGCATCGCATCATCGAAATGCCTTCACCGGCCTTGACGATGCTCAGACTGGATCGCATCATTTCGCCGACGCTCTTGCGGATCGTCAACAGCATCGCCAGTGCCGACTCCAGAAGTACCCGGCTTTCGCCGTCGCTCGATGCCTTGTCGATCAGCATCGGCTCGACCCGAGCCAAGTCGCGGTCGCACTCCTCTTTGCTGTCGTAATTGAGCGGCATGTCGTCGGTGCATTGCGTGAACCGGACTGCCGACTTCATCAGCATGACGGCCAGCGTCATCATCGTGCTGCCGACCTCGGCCTTGCTGCACATGCCATCGGCGGATTCCCGCTCGATGTCCATCAGCGTCTCTTCGTACATCGCGAACGCCTCGTCGGCGATTGCGGCGATCGTCTTCGGCGCTGCAATCACAGCCTCGACCAACTCAACATCCTTGACTTCCTTCGCTGCGGCAACCATTGCTTGTTCTCCTCGAACTGTGGGGTGGAAAATTTAACCGAACACGACCAGCCAGCCTCGAAAGCTCTCGATCATTGAAGCCCGCACCTTCAAGTGCGTGATCTCGGCCAGTGCGGCAGCCGCCCGACGCTTGCAGGCATCGCCGAACACCGAACCGCCGAACTTGATGTAACCATCGTTCGCATTGATCGAACCGCCGAACCGCTTGGCGATCAGCTTGACTTGCTCTAGAACTTGCTGGCTCATGATCTTGATCTCGCTTGACTGGTGGTTATCGTGTTGGCTCCCTAAGTATATCGTCACGCTAGACCAATGTCAATAAGAAAAATCAGCCATTTGAAAATTATCCGCAACTTGTTGCGGGCAAGGATCGCAACAGGCTCGCGCGAACGGCATCACGAAGCGTCGGCTTGATTTCCACGGGCAACTCGACGGGCGGCTCGATCTCCACGGGCGTCGCGTTCACGACCGGCTCAAACCGCCAGCAGAACGGCCTGACCAGATTGCCCTTGCGATTGATAATGCAGAGCGACGGGAAGTGATTCCGATCGTTATCCAGTACACTCTTGTCGAGTGACTTCTGGAAGTCTTCGCCGAGACGAACGAACTCGAACTCGTCGCCATTCTCGCCATAGCAGCGATCGCGATCTGTCTCTATCAGCCGCATCTTGTCGCCCGGCTTGAGCCCGTCGACCCAGCGCAGGTCTTCCGGCAGCGAGTGCAGCTTGTTCGTGTGGAACAGCGGCTCGAAGAACGATATGAAGTCTGCGAGCCAAGCCGACCATGCCGTTCCGCGTAGCGTGAAGAGAATCGTATCTTTCCCGTGACACAAATCGCGTCCGGTGACTGTCTCGATATCACCGGGCTGGCAGTCTAACAGATTCTTGATGCAGCGAATCTTGTCGCCGACCTGCAAGCGGTAGACCCAAGTTGGTATCGCGGTCATGATTCGGTTCCTTGTAGCAGATTGCGTCGGATCGCGTCGCGGAGCGTGAGCTTTGGCTCCGGTGGCGGCTCGACGCAGGGCTTGTATCTCCAGGCACAGCCATCGAGCGACTGCCGCCGCTTGCCGTCGAGATCATTGCAGTACAGGTAGCAGTTCTTGCCATCGCCAGCCTGATCGTTGTCATCGCTCATGTAGACCGCGATCGTCCCCGGCTTGGTATTCCTCGAAAACGGCTCGACGATCACCAGCTTGTCGCCCGGCTTGATCGTGTTGAGCCATTCCAGCCCCGGCAGCGGCTTCTCGAACCGCTTCGCCGCAGGCGTCGGAACATCGGGCTTCGGCGGATCGACCGGCTCGTAAAGGTATTCAAGCAAGCTCGTGCTCACGCCGAACATGCCACGCTCGTTCTTGATCGACAAGCCTCCAGAATCGGCTTTGACAACCTCAACTGTCTCGCCGCGCTGATAGCTCGCGTGCTGCGGCTCATCAACCAGCACCCGCAGTTTGTCGCCGCTCTTGACGCTTGCAATCCAGGCCGCACGCTGATCTTCGGGAATTTTCTTGCACCAGCGGTGGTCGTACTGGGCTGGCTGGAAATGCTCGGCAGCAGAACGGCACTCGAAAACCCAAGCCTGACCCGCATCGGCACCTGGGCAACCCGTCCAGAATATGTCGTCTTCGATCAGGCCGATCGTGACGATATCGCCAGCTTTAATCGGAGCACAATTCGGATCGTCGACTAGCACGACCAGCTTCATGCCGCAGTAGATATGCTTGACCCAGCCTGGATTCATTGGATGGCTCCCGCTAGACGTTGACGAACAAGTTCCCTGAGCGTCGGCGCGGTCGGCTTCTGCTTGGCCCGCTGCACCATCGGCTTAAACCACTTCACGAACCGGCCAGCCAGCACCGTGCCGTATTTCGTGCGAACCTTGATCTGAATCTTCGAGGCGTCGTTCTGAGTCTCGCTGTTTAGGCCCGCGATAATCGCCCGTCGTTTGGCTGGCGGTTCGACAAACTCGACGAACTCAACCTCGCCCGCATAGCCCTTGTCTTCGGTGTCGTACCACAGCCGGTCGCCCGGCTTGATGTCTTGCAGCCATGCGTACTCCTGCGGAATGTCTTCTAGACCGTCTTCGCGATACGCGATCTCTTCGAGCAATTCACCGGCTCTAGGCAACAGCCAATGCCACACGCCTCCGTTGCCATAAGCCTCTTTGCCGTCGACGCCGGTGGTCTTGAATTCGCATCCGCTAAATTCGACTACTCGCACTTTGGAGCCAATCGGCAGAAGATCGCTATGGATGCCTTGGCTGCTCACATCGCCCGTCACTTTGAGCCACATGCCGACCTTGACCCGCTGATGCCACGGCTCGTCTTTGACGAGTTCGACGTTCCAAAGGAACTCCTTGTTGAACGACCAGTATCCCGGCTTTTCAACATGAACCGACCATTTCTGCTCTGAAAAAACATCACTAACGACCGCAATGTCGCCAGCTTTTAAGTTCGGCGGTGCATCTGGAAGTATATTCTCACGATCGAACCCGGCCCGCACCAGGAGCTTGTCGCCGACCTTGATCTCCTCGGCGGTCGGGTGCTGCCAGTGATCTACCGGGCAGAACCATTTTTCGAGCGAAGCCATCGGCCAACTGTATAAATGGCCTTTCGCGGTGATGCTTCCGCTGCCGACGGTATCGACCTCGATCTCGCCCGTCGCTGATATCGTACCGGCGCTCAGCGGCTTATCGACCAAAGCCATCAGCTTGTCGCCTGGCTTGAGTCGCTCCTTCCAGTCGTCCTTGACGTTCGCCAGCGGCTCGAAGCGGCTCGCGAAATAACACTGGTCTTTGTGGATTTTGCCGATCTTCAAGGCTTGGCAGACCGGCTGGATGCCACCCTCCTTATTGACCATCGCCACGCGCGTGATCGTGCCTGCCGGAATCTTGCTATCAGGGAAGCCGTTGCAGGTCAGGTATTGGGAAACGCGAACTAGATCGCCGGGTTTGAGTGACATGATTATGCTCCCTGGACCTTGCCACCCCAGTAGCGAGAGATCACTCCCACCAATCCGGCAGCCAAGTCGTTCGTGTAGTGGTCTTGATTGCGTGTCATCACGTATAGGCAGTTGTCGGACGGCCAAACCTCGATCCAGCGTTCACCGGCTTCGTCCATGACCTCTTGGATCGACTTGCCGCTCGGGCTCAGCCGCTTGAATGGGCAAGACGGTTTGCCGTGCAGACTGACGATCCAGCGGTCACGATCCCAGTGGACGGTCCCGGCTTCACCGAAGTAGTCTCGCAGCAGTAGCGCAATGTCTTCGTTCTTCGGTTTCACCCTCGGCCAGTCGATGATTCGATCGCAGGACATTTTCGATCTCCGCAACTTGTTGCGTGTTTGGTGGTGGTTGTTGATTATCGGCGGCTTTCGAGTTCCAGCCGAGCCGCCTCGCGACGCTCCTCGCGGCTGTCGAGAGCCATCATCGCCCGCAATTGAGCATCGCTCTTTTGGCTCAGCGAGAGTTCAAGGGTTTCTTGAGTGCGATCGCCGAGTGCTAGGTGTCGTGCGGTCATGGTCGTGTTTCCTTGTGTTCGGTGGTGGTTGTCATCTGACGCTATTAAATATATCGTCAAGATAGACCTATGTCAACAGTCGTTTTCAAATAAATCCGAAAATTCTCTGATTTCCGATCGCCCACTAGGTCAAGGCTGTGATGTTAATTTCGGTAACTTCGACGCCCAATTCGATGGCACGAGCGATGCTGGCGGAGATCGCCAAGCGACGGGCCTCCGGGTAGCCACTGGCCGGAACGAACAGCGGCTCGGCTTCGGTGAACAGGTCGCCGTGGTGATCGCCAACGTAAGCCTCGACCGAAAAGGCGTAGACGCCGTGGCCGCTCGGCTTCTTGCCGTGGGTCGCTTCGTACTCGTCCGTGAAGAAAGCGATGGCAGGCTTGGCGGTTTTGGTGGTGGCGGCCATGATTGCGATTCCTTGTTTTTGGTGGTGGTTGTCGTTCTGACGATAGTGAATATATCGTCAAGATAGACCTATGTCAACAACAAAAATATGAAAAATCGAAAAAATCCCGCAACAAGTTGCGTGGCTATTTGAGCAAGTCGCTCATTTTCGGCAGGTCGCCAGCGCCAAGCGAAAGAACGCCCGGCTCGCGCGTTTCACGGCTCTCAAGATAGGCCCCTGCGTAAGCCACGACATCGACCTGATCGTCATGCGATCCGCGCGGGAATTGCAGCAGTTCAGCCTCGAAGTCCGACAGCCACGCCGCACCCGATCGGTGGAATACCTTGTGCGATGCGTACCGCGTCAGAACCGCCTCGGATCGCGTGATCTTATCTCTGGACGCTTTGAGCGCCCGGAACGGCGTGCCGCGAACCTCGCCCGCCTGGATCAAGCCGATACCGGCACCCGTGTCTTCGATCGCCTGGAATGACAACTGCGGATAGAGCCGCCGCTGGGCAATCATCATCGCATACTGGTCGGGAATCGCCACCCGCTCGCGCCGCATATCGTAGACGAGCAGGTCGTGGTCGGGTGTTCGTAGAAACGTGCCGACGACCGTGAAGTCGTTTTCCTTGCCGGTCTTCTGGGCCGTGTCGCAGGTCTGGAACCAAGTGCATCGGCTGGCTTCGTATCGCCTTGAACCGGCATCATCATCGACCACGACGAACTCGACGCCATCGACAAACTCGATTGTGAAGTAGCGGAAGTCCTCCAGCCGGTAGATCGAGCCGGTCAGCGGGTTTGGTCGCTGCTGCAATTGGCCTGGCGCGTCGAAGCTGAGCCTGATCTTCGACTGATCGACCTTGGCCCTCGGATAAGCCTGCTCCCAGAGTAGTTCGCCATCGGTCGTGCGCGGATCGGTCCATCCGAGCGATGTCGGCTCCATGCGGTTCGGCTCGAACTCCATAGGCAGAATGATCTTCTCGTAGCCGCCCTGCCGAATAACGTGACCAGCCAGATCGTCTTCGTGGAGCCGCTGCATGACGATCAACCGCCGCACGCCACGGATTTCACCACGCATCGAGATCGTGCCATCCCACCACTCGCGAACTCGCTGCCGCTTGAGCGGCGACCGTGAATCTTCGGCCTTGATCGGATCGTCGCAGATCACAAAGTCGGGATGCTCGCCCGTACCGCGACCGCCAATGCTCGTCGCCAATCGCCAGCCGCCATCCGTGTTCTGAAAGCGGGTTTCCTTGTTCTGGTTTCTCAACAGCCGCCCGAACCGTTCACAGTACCAGTCGCTCTCGATCACGCTGCGGCAGTTATTCGACGCCTTGGTCGACAAGTCCTGAGCATAGCTCGCCACCAGAAACCTTGCAGACGGCCACCACGTCCAGACCCAGGCCGGAAACAGAATCGAGCAGAGTAGCGTCTTGGTTGTTCCTGGCGGCTGGTTGATGAGCAGGTTGCCAATCTTGCCGCGAGCCATCGCCTCCAGGTGATCGCAGATCGCCTCGATGTGCCAATTGTCCATGTAGGTCGAATCTTCGACCTGATTCCAGGCCAACTGCACGAAGTCATAGAAACGACCGCAGCGACGCCGCGACTCGGCAATGACATCACCACGACCCGGCACAAGCGAGCTACGCATTTTCGCCACCAGCCGTAGGAATCGCTTGCCCGCCGTACTCGCGCGAGAGCTTGTCGAGCAATGCTAGCTCTTGATTGCTCAGCTTGCTCAAGTCGATCTGTGCCGGTGGCGGCTCGGGCGGCTTCTGCGTGACCTCGACCTTGCTCTTGCGGCCCCAGCGATCCGGGTGCTTGCGTTCGAGATAGGTCATGCAAGCCTGCCAGCTTTCCTCCATGTGCTGATTGAGCTTGGCGACGACTCGAACCTCGGCCTGAGCCTCGGCGTCTTTAACGGCTTGATGAAACTTTCCGTAGACGCTATTCGGCTTTTGCTCGCCGCGCGTCAGCCAGCGGCTTAGCGTTTCAGCCGGAATCCCGGCGAACTTCGCCGCCACGCAGAGGTAGTTCCCGGCGAGAATAGCCGAGACAATCCTGCTCTGAATCGCTGCTGTGAGTTTCGTCGGCGCGCCGCCCGGCCCGCCTTTGTAGTTTGCCATAATGCCCTCTTTGATTGTGCTGCCACGCACGAATACAACAGCTATCTAGCCTTCGATCAGCCAGCCAGCGAAATCGCCAAACCTGAAAACCTCAACGGCGTGCTCGCCGAGAACCTTCGGGTCAATTGGCCTCTGGACGCCAATGAGTGAAATCTCTTTTGCGAGAACCTCATTGGCTGGAACACCTGATGCGATCTTGCCAGCCAGCGTAAGCCTAGAAAGAACCAGCGACGGATAGCCGCCAGTTGGGTTGCAGCGATCAAATACCACGATCACGCCGCCCTTTCGGCAGCGGCATCGCAGCTTGTCCATGAGATCGCGACGCTTGTCGACCGGCACGAACATCAGCGACAGGAATAAGATCGCGACATCAAACGACTGATAATCAAACTTCTCGGCCTGGGCACAAACAAACTCGCCTGGGCCCTCGTATTTAGCCCGCATCGCCTCCGAGTTGTCTACGCCAACCAGCTTAGCGCCGCGGTCTTCGAGAGTGCCAGCGATCGCCTTGCCGATATTGCCGGTCGAGCAACCGATGTCGTAGACCAAGCCGCCGTCAGGGATATAGTGCCTTGCCACATGCGACACGACTCCGGTCGTCAAGTCATACCACGGCAACTGCTCGCGAACATGCCTGTCGAACCCGCTAGCGATATCTGCTGTCTTGAATGTCCAGTTCCTTGGAATATCGAACCCGACTGCCCCTGCGGTTTCCATGTCAGTCCTCCGGTAAGTAGCCAAACCTCTTGCGAAGCTCGGAGTTATAGAATTTCGTCGGTGAAGCAATTCGCCTTGCGATCTCGTCGGCGACGCCACTGGCTCCTTGAAATGTGTCTTTTGGTCGATTGATGATCCACTTCGGCAAGATCGACTCTGCCGCCAGCTTGAGCAGTTTCTTGCCAGGAGGCGACTCCGACTTGGTTAATTGCACAGCCGACTCAACAAGCCTCTGCTCCATGAACGGCAGCCTGCACTCGACTCCGCCAGCCATGAACGCCTTATTGCACCTGACGAAGTTTCCGCGAGACATTTTGGCTAACTGCTCAAGCCTAAGCCGGATCACGCCGTCGTCGGTTTCGCGGCTGGCTTGGATGCAGAAGTTTCCGTATCCGCCAAACAACTCATCGGCGGCCTCGCCTGACAGGCAAGCCTTAAACCCCTCTGCTGCAATCCTTTTCGCAAGCGGAACGCACAGCACGGCGATCTCTATCTGAGCCTTGGATGGAATCTCGATCGACTCCATCGCTTCGGCAATCCCGCGATCAGTTATTCCGACAGGAACTTCAAACAGCTTTACCCCAAGGTCACTACACAAGCGTCTAGCACACAGCAAGTCATTAGAACGCTGATCGAAGCTCGCCGTAAAGGCTACGACCTCGCGACCAGTTTCAACAGCAAGGCCAAGGATTATGCTGCTATCAAGGCCGCCTGAAATTAAGCAGCAGACGGGAGCGTCGGCGCTAAGTCTCTTTGCAACACCGTCGCGAAGACGACCAAGCACATCGCCATGAGTACACCGTTCCACGCTGGGCATTGAGTACCACTTGCGCCACTCGCCTGTCGTTAAATTGAAAGCGAATCCTGCTGGAACAGATATCGCCTTGACGCCAGCCGGAAACGCCTTTCTTTCCGATGCCCACAGATACCCACCGTTATGCTTTGCCACATAAACTGGAACCTTGCCGAACGAATCTCGCACTAGCCAGCTATCGCCTTTAGATGGAGTCCACGCGAACGCAAACATGCCGTCGAGCATCGGCAAGCAATCCATGCCGTGCCTACCGAGCATTGCCGCCAAGACTTCCGTGTCCCCTGTTGTCGCAAACTTCTCACCAGATTCGGCTAGCATCAGCTTTAGCTCGCGGTGATTCCAGATTTCGCCATTGAACGTCAGCGTCGACCCATTTCGCACGAACGGCTGAGACGAAAGCTCGGATAGATCAACCAGCGACAGCCGGACATGGCCATGCACGAAACCGCCATGATTCCTGACGCCGATCCCATCTGGTCCGCGATGCTTGATTTTCTCAAGCATTAAATGCACAGACGACTCAAGCCCGTTCGTCGCGCCAGCAATTCCGCACACAAACCTACCCCTGTTTGATCTTCGACAAAATCTGATCTCGAATCGCCGCTGCCACATGCGACATCATTACCGGAGGCACGGCACGCCCGAGCCGCTCCCATTGCTGGGCGTAGCTACCAGCTAGAATGAAGTCATCTGGAAATCCGCAGATGCGACGAAGCTCTGCAATCGAGAACTTGCGACGCTCGGTTGGATGTGTCACGCCAGCAATTGAACCAGCGCCGCCAGCGGCAGTAATTGTTGGGCATGGTCCGTCTTGATCTGGCCGAACAAGCTGAAAGTATTTTTCAGACTGACCTCCAGGGCCGATATTGTCCCACTCCTTGCCGATCGCGAAGCGACTGATATCAGCTTCCTTCTCAATGAAAAGCTGAGGCTTCGTGGTGACGCATGGCGACGGACGATCAGTGACTTCGCCGTGGCTAAAGCTAGGGTCGGGCGATCCGGTGTCGTGAACCGCCTTCAACTTAAATCCAGCGGTGGCCTCAACGACAGTTTGATGCTTGCCTTTTCCATTCATGCCGTGAGCCATAACGGTTGGCGAAGGATCGTCGGCGCTGTGCTGACTGACACCAAAGCCGGACCTCGCACCAGTGTCGGGGTTGATGCCGGACTCGACGCTATTGATCCACGGAAGCGCGTCGCGAATCGAATAGCGATATGGCAACGGCTTCGGGTGAACCGGGTCAAGTCCGAGGTCGTTTCTAACGCCGACGAAGATCGTCCGCTGCCTCGCCTGCGGAACCCCGAGCCACTGTGCGTCAAGCACCTTGCACGACACGCGATAGCCGCACGACTTGAGCTTGGCGAGGATTTCTAGAAAGTACCCCTTGGCCGTGCCTTTGACCAATCCAGATACATTTTCAGCCACAAACGTCTTTGGCTGCAAGCCTTCGAGTAGCCGGGCGAACTCAAAGAACAGGTCGTCGGTTCGCTGCGCCTTGTCGCTATACTTCTTGACCTTGCCCCAGCCCTTTTCTCGCTTGCCAGCCGTCGAGAAAGACGCGCATGGCGGCGAACCGTCGAGCAGATCAAGTTCGCCTTGCCGGAGCCCTGTGGCATCAAGGATTTCACTGGCCTTGACGAGCCTTATATCACGACCATCAAGAATCGTCGTTGCCGACTTATTGGCGGCATAGCTTTCACGCGCTGAGTCGATAAACTCAGAAGCCCAGACCACCTTGAACCCAGCCATGCGGTAGCCCAGTGAAGACCCGCCGCAGCCAGAGAATGTAGAAGCAACCTTAAAGCCATTCCAAGGCAGGCCAGCGATTTCAGCCATCGAAGGCACACGGTACGGTGGCTTGTTATCACTTGCCATTTTCATTGCTCCATCAAATCAATGTATTGCTCAACTAGACTTTCCACTCCACGAGTAGCCGCACTTCGGGCAGCGATGGTCTGTGTTGATCGACTCGTCGACCTCTGGAAAATCAACAGGCGACTCGCTGAGTGGCTCCATTGCTGGAATGGCACCGGCCTTCTCGGCCAAGCTCGTCACGAGTTGCTGCAAACTCTCGTCACTAAACTGGACACTATCGAGCAACTGGGTCAAAGCACCGGCGTCGGAATCGGCCATCGCGCCAATTGGGTCCATCGTGGCCAGCAGTTTGTTGGCCTCAAATTCGTCGACATCGAGAATCAAAACAGGCACAAGCTCGTCGGCCCTCGACATGACATCGGCACGCAGGTGTCCGTCAATAATTTCAAGACGACCATCAATCTCACGGGCAATGACGGCGGAAGCCATTCCGATTTCGCCAATCGCGGCAACCAATGCTTCGCGCTGCCTGATTCCGTGCCTGCGCCAGTTCTTGTCATTTTCGACAAGATCACAAGCTGGAACCATCCTGAGTTCTTTGACTCGATTTTTAATCGACATAGGCTACTCCGGTTTCTTCGGCTGATACCCGCAGCGGATCGCCGCATCGCGCAGCGCCCAGCGGATCGTCTCAGCGTCGTGAACGAATCCCATGAAACTTTTTATCTGCTCGATCTGCTCGAACGTGTCCTTGGTGACACGGACATTGACCTGCGTAAGATAGTTGCCAACCGGAGGTCGGCCCATTGGTTTCTTCTCGCGGGCAGCTTTCGGTGCAACGTCGGACTTGGCAGCACGCTTTGGCATGGCGGTTTTCCTCTTGATTGTGTTTTGATTCACCATTGAACCGGCCTCCAAATCTTACGTGCAAACTGCTAGCAAAGCAATGTCATTTTGTCTATCTCGCCATTTCCTCCTAGATAGACCTCATTTAGTCTATCATAAAGATATTTCGATGCAAGTCAGACCACGCCGGTTTTGATCCCATCGCGGAATTTATTGATTCGATCCACCAGCGACGGCAGGCCGATCAGGTAGCTGCCGAGCCGAATGATCTCACGATTCGGCGAGTGCTCGTGCGGGCTCAGTAGCTTCATCGCCTCGTCGACCCCGTAGCGGATGGCCGCGATCACGACCGCCAGCGCCGAACTCCGGCTAATCCCCATGTGGCAGCAGACCAGCAATCGCCTGCGACCATCAGACCACTTGAGCGCGTGCTGCACTTGCTCCACGCGCGGAGCCCTCCAGTCGGCTTCGTCGCGTGAGACATCATCCATCGGCAGCCTGAGCGTCAGGCCATCGTTGCCGAAGACCGCAGCCGACAACTGCTTGACGAGTTGCCGCGTCTCTTCGCACGGTCGATCTGGATGGTGCATCGCCGTATCGTGACAGGCGATCGCGTCCCACGGGCCTTGCTGGCGGAAATCGTGACCCTCCAGTCCAGTCAGCGCCCGAGCGGCCACGGACATCGGCATGATTCTGATCTCGCTGCCGTCGTCGAAGATCATACTCGCACCGCGACTTTCTTGCGACCACGCAACTTGTTGCGGGCAGTTTTCTTGCGAACCACGACAACCTTCCGCTTGGCGTTGAGCTTTACGCTGACCTCGCGGTGAACGCCTGACGACGGCTTGAAGTTGCCGTTATTGGCAATGATGTTTCGCAGGATCGCCGCCATGACCTGACGATCTCTGTCGTCTCGATCCCAACCGTCGCGGTCGCTGACGATCTCATTCCACGGCTCAAAATCGCTCGCCGAAGTCATGTGGAATCGCTCGTAGACATCCTCGATTTCAAGCAGCAAGCTACGATTGAAAACGTCTGCGAGTTTGTCTCTGACTTCAAATCCGCATGACGGAGCGACTTTGCCATCTGGGTAATTGATCCAGCCGGTGTCGAATCTTCGCAATCGACCAACCAGCAGCGACCCGATCGCGCAGACCTCGCAGCCATTCAGGTCGCGTTTACTGCGGACCTCGGAGCCGTTGTCAAACGAGCCGCAAACGTAGACATGCGCTGGCTCGATTTTTCCATGCTCCAACTGCCACAGTGCGTCAGCGGCAATGTCGACAGCCATACGGTTCTTGCCTTTACGGCACTTGAATACTCGCTTCATGCTCGTTGTCCTCCTCGTTTTTTGCCACGCAACTTGTTGCGGGCTGGCTTTTCGGAACTGGGAAATTTCGCGGTCGGATTCTCAATCAGCGTCGCTAGCCATTCGCCGATGAACTCGGCGGCGTCATCCGGGTGGGCGGTGTCGAATCTTGCCTTGTAGCGATCCTCGACGACGCTTGAGTTGTTCGTTCTCAGCAACTCGACCTCCAGCCAAGTCGCACTCACCGGATCGGTCGAATTGTCAGTGCCGCTCGACGCACGAACACGAAGCTCGCCCTGCCGCCACGGAATCATCACATCAAACACCGCGACACCCGCGATCACCTTGGCCGGGCATGGCTCGTGCCGGTTGATATCAGGGCGAATCTCGAAGATCGGAGCAAGCTCGGCCTCGACCTCTCGCAGTACATTGATGGCTCGCGCCATCTTGACCTTAGCCAGCGATTCGATCTGATCTTTCTGCCACTTGATCTCGTCTGTCTTGCGGCTGAAAGCAGCCAGTGCTCGACTCATGGTTGACCTCCCGGTGACTTTCTGGATTCTTCGATCGTGCGAATCAACTCGAACGCTTCGTGGTCGGTCAGTTCGGCCCTGTGACCTTTGCCCGGCAGTCCCTTGACCTTGATCTTGTGCCGCCGAAAGCCGTTGTAGATACCCGAGCACTCGATGCCGTAATAGGCAGCGATCTGGCGCGGAATCGCACCCGACTCGCACGCCTCACGGGCAATGTCGAGATCGTACTTCCAGGTACAGTCTCGGCAGGTTTCGGCCTTGCGGCACTTGGTCTTGCCGCACCGGCAGCGGTCGTACATTTGCTTCTTCTGCGATTCGCGGCGCGTCTTTTGACGGCACTTCTTCGAGCAATGCGACAGGCTTCCCTGGCGGAACTTTCGGACAAATGCCTTGCCGCAGACAACGCACTCGCACCGCAGACCAATCAGCCCATCGGCGTGGTGAGCAATCAAGTGCTGGTGAATACATTGCCGCGAGACGCCGAATCGCTCGGCGATCTTGGTGATCGGCATCAACTCGACCAGCCTGAGCCTGACGGCCTCGGCTGGATCAACCTTCCTGGCATTGGCGACCATTGACTAACCCTCAATAGTGACGACGGCTCGATCTCGGACCACGAGCCGATAGCCGTCTGGGTGTGGAATCTTGGCGTTCACCAGCCCGCCGATCGCTTCGACCACGCCGGGCCGCATGATGTCATCGACAACTGCCTGCAAGTCGATGCCCATCACGCGCTCGATGTATCGCAGGATCGCGTGCTCGGTGACGATCGGCCCGCCCTGCCGGACCTCTTCGATCTCGGCGTCAACCTCTTGCAGTTCGAGCCGCTTGGCTTCGATCTTCTTGTCCATCGCCTCGATCGCAGCCTTGATGCCTTCATAGTTGGCGTGCATGTCGTCGAGTTCCTTGACGATTTTGGTTCGCTTAACGTGCAAGCCTTTGAGCTTGTGGGCGGTTGGCTTCGGTTTTTCGACGGTACTCATTGGGCTCTCCATGTGTCCGCAACTTGTTGCGTGGTTCAGCGACCCGAGCAGGATTCGGACCTGCGACCTGCGGTTTAGGAAACCGCCGCTCTATCCGCTGAGCTACCGAGTCGAGTTTGGCTTGGGGCTTTTGTGCCGTTCGGACTATGACCTAAGCAAAGGACCGCTGTCGCGATCTGACCAGCCACCCACAGGCTTGAACCTATGAGCCGCTTACCAAGCCAAATTTCCTAGCGATCGAACAGCCGTTGCGGAGCTTGGCCCTCTTCGGCTTGCCTTGGCTTGGGTCGGTTGTTCGCGCGCAGGTATTCAACCGTGTCACGGAGTTCAGTCGGAACCGAGACGCCAAGATCATCAGCGACCTTACTGAGCACATCAAATAAGCCGACAATCGCCGACCAACCTGGGCTCATGTGACTACGACCTCCAGGCTTGCGAACCGCAAACGGAGAGCCGCCGCTCTTGGTCTTCCGCCGCGACTTGATCTCGACTCCGACGATCTCGCCAGCCTGACAGATCGAAGAGAATCCAACCGAGAACCCGAGCGACTGCACGGCAAGTGCAGTAATCACTTCGCGCTCCAGCGATCCGCTTCGCAGCTTGTCGGCATTTTGCTCGACCCAATCTTCAAGCTGACGAGCCTGCTTGCGCGTCAGCGTCCTCGCCTTGTTTCTGGCTCCGAGAATTTCAGCACTCACGATTGACCTCCTTCAAGTGCGACCCGCTCACTGGCGAGATCGCGGTCATTGGCTTTGGCGGCAGAAAATGCGCTGCCGTATCGCTTCTTGAGCTTGGCGACGTTCCGCTCGATCACCGTCTCGCGTTCGACGCCGAGAATCTTGCGGCACATGCCCATGTAGAACTCGATCTGCCCGAGCACGCCCGCCGCCTTATCGACGCTGATCGGTCGAGCGTAGAACAGATTCTTCTTGACCAGATCGAGCAGTTCGCTCGTCTCGATCACCAGATTGCCGAGAGCGTTTTCGTAGGCATCCATTACCGCAGCCGGATCGCTCGGCGGATCGACGACTTTGTAGAACGAGAACATCGCCGCCCCGGCCACGATCTCGACGCGCGTCATGCCGATCGCCTGCCGCGCCAAGCTGGCGTAGAACTCCAGGTCGCCGAGTTCTTCGATGGCATTGATGCGGTCGAAGTTGACCGGATCAGGAACGCTCGCCCCGTGCAGCATTTCGCCAACCTCAGTCGACAGGCCCAGAGCCGCGTGCATTAGGTCGCCGGTTTTGCCGATCGACTCCATGAAGTCAAAGCCGTCGCCGAGCCCCACGAAGTCCTCGATGGACTCGCCAGGATTCGTGCCCAGGCGTGCCAGGATTGCACCGTACGACGGTCGGCTGGTGAGTTGGGATACGAACTGGTCGTAGTCGGCATCGCCGCCTAGTGGGCCTGTGGCTGCGTCTGGTGCGTGTTCGGTATTTTGCTCGGTCATGTTCTCCAAGTCCTTTCGGTCAACAGGGTTATCGAGTTCGTTTTGTTCGGTGTTCGGTTCGGGTTTCGCATCGAACGAACAGCCGAACAGTTCGGTCAGCAGCTCGGTCGCCGCCTTGGTCATCGCGTAGCGGCGGGCCTCGAATTGTTTCTTCCGCAGGTAGTTGACCCGCTTCGCCATCACGTTCACGAGGTCGATCGCCTCGCCGCTGGTCGCCACCGCGATCGGCGGGGTTTCCATCGCGAGCATGGCTTCGACAAATGCCTGGGCCAGCCGATCTTGCGACAAGCCCAGGCAGGTTTCTGGAATCATTGTCTAGCACTCCACGAGATTCGCTTCACCGACCGCGAGCGGAATCAACTTGCGGATCGCTTCGAGCGCCGTCTTGCGGTTCCAGCAATCCTCCACCATGATCGCGTTGGCATTGGCGATGTGGTGGATGAACGCCTTGCTGCCACGATGCTGGCCGAGCCCGTACTCCGGCGTGCGACCCTCGCAGACATTGACCAGCGAGAACAGAACGCTTCGGAAGAACCAACCGCTGATGCCGTTAATCAGGCTCGTAATATCGAGACGGTCGTTGTGCCGCTTGAGCCGCACGCCCATGAACAGACCGAAGCCGTCTCTAAACGCACCCGAAAGCGAACAGCAGGCCCAGAGTTCAACGCGGTAGCCAGCACGCTCCAGCACCTTGGCAGCCGAGACGGCGGCAACTCCCCGCCAGATCAAGGCTTCGTGGTCGATGTTGCAGTTTCCGCCTACGTCGACACAGATCGTTACGACGTTCGGCCCATTGCCCGAGCGGCGCTTGCTGGTTCGCCAGAACGGCGCTCCAGTGCGAAAGCGATCGAAGTTGAAATCGTCGCCATCGTCTTCGCTCCAGACACCCGTGCGGCGGCGGCTCTTGGGGGTCGGCAGTTGCTCGGCCTGAATGTCCGACTGCATCTTGTCGAATAGTTCAATGCCGTGCTGCCACTCGCTTAGCACCGCTTCACCAAGGGCGTCGTAGCTGGCAAGTTCACGGCCCCGAAATTCGGCTTCGTTGTCCGTGAACTTCAACTCGAACTTGCCGGTCTTGCCGCAGTTCGTGAACTCGCGGCCCCACTCGTAGGCTTCGATCGTGCCCCCGTCGCAGATCACAACACACTCTTTGGCTTTCGCATCTTGTTCGTAACTTCGCATGATCTTGATCTCGTTTTGGTGGTGGTGGTGGTTGTCGTGTTGACTCTGTAAGTATATCGGCAGGATAGACCAAAGTCAATTAGAAAATCGTCGGTTTCTGAAAATAAAAACCAGCCGGGTGCCGCACCCAAGGGACGCGACACCCGGCCCACCAAAGATTAGACGCCAGCCTTGGCTTTCTTGGCCTCATCCTCCGGCCAGCCCGCGAAGATCGCATCGTCGATGTCGGTCATCGTGAAGCCGCCGTTGGTCAGCATGTCGTAGGCCGAGATCATCGTGCGGGTCGACATGATCCGCTCGAAGCGGTGCTTGCGAATCGCAGCCCGGTAGCCCCACAGCTTCTCGCGGAGCTTCTTGTTCGGGCAGACATGCTCCTCAAGGGCGGTGTCGTAGTCCATCGGCACTTGGCCGATCACGAAGCGATCAAGGAACGCGCCGTCGAGTTCGGTGCGACCGACGTATTGACGATCGGCACCGCGACCGAACGTATTGGCGGCGGCGATGAAGATGAAGTCAGCGTGACGCTGGATCACTTCGCCACCGTTACGCTCGACCGACAGCAAGCCGTTCGCCAGGGCCGAGTTGATAATCAGCAGCACGTTCGGGTCAGCCGCGTCGCACTCGTCGGCCAGGAACACCCCGCCGTTCTCGAAGCACTTCACGAACTGCGTAATCTGATAGCAATCCTGGCCGGTATGGATGTTCGGCACATTGCGACCGACTAGCTTGCTTTCGGTGACGCCACCGGCCAGCGAGATCATGCCGAACGGCAAGCCGAGAGCCCGAGCGATCTGAGCCGCCAAGTGCGACTTGCCGCAACCAGCCGGACCCGGCAGGAAAATGTTCTGGCGACGAGCCGCCAGCTTGACGATCTTGTCGAACGCCGGGTGGTAGATTTCGTTCTCCAGCTTGACGGCTTCACCGCCCTTGGGCTGAATCTTGATCGTACGCGGCAGACGAGCCTCCTCGATCCGCTGCTTGACGTAAGCCGCCATTTCGAGCGAGCTTTGTTCGAGCTTGCTGGTCACAACCTTGGCGACCGCACCAGCCAGTGACGAGATCGTGCTGTCGATCGTGCCGCTCAGCTTGTCGGCCAATTCGCCGCCAACTTCCAGCTTGATCTTCTCGACCGCACCGGCGATGTATTTATCAACGACTTCCGAGTCAAACACAGGGCTTTCGGCCCCTTGTTGTACGGAACCGTGCTGCTCGCATTGGCCTTCAACTTGGGTGCATCCGTAGTGGACATTCCAGACGCTACCATTGAAACGAACCCGCTCCACTCGATCACCCTTGTTGATTTTGCAGCCGCAGCGAACGCACTTCGGTCGGCTGAATTTAGCGAGGAAAATTGGGTTGCCAACTTCATCAAATCCTTCTGGCTTGTCGGTCTTTACGGTAACTGGTGTCATGATCTTGATCTCCTTGGGGTTGCTGTCGAAAGCGTTTGGTTGTTTGGTGGTTGCTTTCGATGGTTTTAATATATCGTAACGCTAGACGATTGTCAACAGGAAAAGTTCAGAAAAATTTAGACGCGATCGGCCTGATAGGCGGCGAAACCGTGATCGAAGCCGAACAGCCAGGTCGACTTCTCTTCGCCTTCCAGCCAAGCCGGGCAGTAGGCTTCGGCGTGCGGGTTCGACCAGTCAGCCGAATAGCCAGCATCGAAACCTTGATTGTGCAGTTCGCGACGACGCTCATCGGTCATCGTCGAGGGGAGGCCGAACATGGCGTCGAGTTGTTGCTGGGTCATGATCTTGATCTCGCGTGTTTGGTGGTAGTTGCTGATTGACTCTACAAAGTATATCGTCCCGATAGACCTAAGTCAATCATGTTTTCCGAAAAAATCTGGAAAATAATCGGCCCGCAACAAGTTGCGTGGCAGCCTAGCGTTTTCGCCATTCGGCCAGCGATCGCACGATAGATGCGACCGGAATCCCGATCGCCAGTGCGAGCAAAGAATAGGCCCCGAGCTTGATCGCGAACACCAAGTCTGGAACCAACCGCAGATAATCCCAGAGCAGCCGCAGGCCCTCACGATCGCCAATGTCGTTCACGGCTTACCAGCCTCCGGCCCAGAAAGTTCGCAGCCATTGCCACGCAGGCACCTTAAACAGACCGCCGTACGTCAAGCCATCCATGACCACGACTGCGGCAGCCACCAGCAACAAAACGATCGCCCGCCATCGCCTCATGGTGCATCACCAACCTTGCCGCCGATCCAGTTCGGTTTGTCGCCTAGCGGCTTAGGCTTGATCGGCTCGCGAGTTTCGCCATTCCAGACTTCGACATCAAAGCCCTTGCTGGTGAGCCGCACCATCACGGCGCTATCGTCCGCTTCGATGTAGGTGGTCTTCGCGGTGATCTGCTTGACCGTCACCGGCCCGACAATCGGCGGAAACAGCTTCGCAACGACATAGACCGAGCCACAGGCGATCGCCGCCACAACGACAATCGTCTTGATCGCGAACTTGAAAAAATCGTCGCCGCCCATCATCGACCCCTCTTCGCCGCAAGGCGAAACAAAGCGAGCGAGCACATGACCAGCCCGATCGCGACCCACATATTGACCTGACGAAATGCCGCCAGTTCACTCGCCGCCTTCTCGATGGCCGCGATCACTCGCTCGACGTTTTGAGCCCAGTCGGCCTGCATGACTATGATCCGAATTGGTTTTCTTGCTGCACTCGATCCTTGCCCATCGCCCGCAGTAGATCGCCCAGGTGCTTGTCCCAGGCTTCAATCGTTTTCTGCTGCCGCTCGTCGGCCTTCTTCTCGATCGTCTCAAGGTGGGTGCGAAACTCGGCCCGCTCCGCTTTTGACTCGGCGATGAAGTCAGCCCGCGCTGATGCGTGACCGGCTTCGGCTTTCTGAATCACCGCCTCGTAGCTTGTCGCGATCTTCTCGATATGCGACGGAATCACGACATAGCCAGCCCAGACCAAGCTGGCAATCACGACCAGTGCGAACTTGACCGTCTGCGGCAGTTCCTTGAAGAAATCAATGCCCGCCGAGATCAAGGCCCCGACCCACGTCTGCCCCCAGACCACCGTCTGCGGCTGTGGCTGCGATTGACTCGGCGCAGACGGGTAGCTTGTCGGCTTCGGAGCCGGAGCTTGCGGCGTCGGTGTAGAGTCGGCCCAGGACATATTCGAGCCCTCGCTATTTGGCTGGCAGGTTTTGATGCACGGCGATCACACCAGCGGCCAGCGGTCGATGATCGGCATCGGCCTTTGGCTTGGCGGTGCAGCCCATGGAAAGCAGCAGCAGAATCACAATCGCGGTCTTCATGGTTTATCCGTAGGCGTTGGAGATTTCCGGCAGCGACTTGCGCGGCCAGCCGTTCGCACCACTCAAGGCGATCAGCGACCGCCGTGAGACATCCTCCCACCGCGCCCAGAACGAGCCGAGCGGAATGTCGAAGTTGGTGCCCATGACTCGACGCGGCCCGCTGTTCCAGTTCGGCCCCCACGAGTTCAAGATCAGCACCAAGCCGCGTGTGCGGTAGTGCGTCTTGACGATATCGCGGTCGTCAGCGCCGATCGCCGCCATCGCGTGTGCCCAGCTTCCCTGCTGCCGGGAGACGCCATTCTCGTCGCGCTGATTCGAGAAGCCCTCTCCACCACAGGTCGAGATACCGTAGCCGTTCGCCAGCATGTCGCGAACCGCCTCGAAGCTATTCAATTGCGTCGCGGTGCGAATCAGGTGCAGACGACCGACTTCGGTGATCTTGTCCGGGGGTGGCGACGATCCCCATTTGCCAGCGGTGCCGCCGCTATATCGCGACAGATCGAAGCCCAGGTCGGCATAGTTCTGCCGAATCCACATCGCCGCCTCTTTGCGGACGACTTGTGCCGCCTCTTCGCATTGCCAGCCATCGCCGCCGTGCCGTCGATACCAGTAGATTGCCTCACTCGAAAACACGCCGTCGAGCAAGCCAGCCTGCGGAACTTCGGGGGCGACTTCGACCTTGCCCGTGACCTCATCGGCCCGGCCCGAAGCGATATCGCAAGCACAGGTGAACAGCACCGCATTGCGCGTGTCATGAGAAACGCAGTCACCCCGAGTTTGGGGGGATGCAGGCCAGCAGCCTGGAAAGACCCGTTCGTTGACGTGCCGCCATGTCGCGACCAATTGACCGGCAGCGCTATCGGCTAAGCCGTAGGCATGGCAAGCCTGCTCGCCGTCCGTCCAGCCACCTTCGGCGCGGATTGAGTCCCACAGGCTCGCAGCGGCTTCGTCGTCGTGATAACAGCCGGCGAAACCGGCGTTATACATTTTGACGACATCATCCGGCTCCCACTCTTGCAGGTCGCTATGCTTCGGCCAGAACTGCATCCCAGCCGGAATTTTCTTTGCCCCCATCGCTTGCCCCTTGTGCTAATTGATCTCCGCGAGCGCCGCCACGAACTCGATCAGCTTGTCGACGTTCGCCTTGTCGCCTTCCTTGCCGAAGACATCGACGAACGACTTCTCGACCGCTGGCCCATAGCCGTCGACTCGCTTGCCAAGCCCACGGGCGCTGGCATCGAGGTTGATGTATTGGTTGATCGCGTCCTTCGCTCGGGCGACATCGGGAATCTGCTGCTTGTTGGCAACCAACACTGATCCGAACTGCGACCAACCGATTGCAATCGCCCGCACGGCCTCGCGATCATTCGCCGCCGCACAGAGCGACTTCACGCCAGCCACCGCGTCACGCATTTCGCGCGACGGAGCCGGGAGAATTAGCGGCGACGGGTTTGGCGACGGACTTGGAGCGATATCAGGAAGCGGCAGCTTTACGCCGTTCCAGTGCAGCAGCAAGACAGCCGCTCCGACCCACAAAATCCAGCGACGATCATGCCCCTGATTCACGGCGTCGGCTCCTTCTTCATTTCCTTCACAACAGCCGCCGCCACAATCGCGGCAAGCTCTGCCGGGCTCGGCTGCGGCACGGGCGGAACACTCGGCCCGGCGTCGTAGAAAAATCCCTTGATGAAATTCACGGCGGCATCGACATAGCCGAACACGATCGCTCGCGACTTCGGAAAGATCGACACCAACAAGAACACCGCCGCCAGCGCAGCGGTCACGACTGAAAATGGGTTCGACGAATCGAAATGCCCGTATGCCCCCAGGTCCACGAGATCACCCCCTCTCGGTTGTTAAGGCTTGAGCCACAGGGCTAGATCGCCCGCGCTCATAAAGCCGGTTGCCGTTTTGACCGCCTTGCTGCGGCCAATGCCACGAACGCCAGGATCAAGAATCATCGTTGTCGGACAAACCCGCACGCGATAGCGATCGAACGCAGCGTGATCCTCTTGCGAGTCCAAGTAGACGAACTTGTACTTTTGCAGAGCCGCCTTGGCTGGCTCCTTGTCGAGTTCGGCCTTGAGTTTGCGACACGGCTCGCAGCCGACCATGCCGAATATCGCCAGCACTTTCTTGCCGTCCTGCTTGGCCTCGGCCAGAGCGGCGTCGAGCTTGTTATTGCCCCGAGCTTCCGGTTCGCGGTAGGAAATACGGCGGCACGACTGGCAACCCGACTGAACCTTGCTGGCTCGATTCGGACACGACTCGCACTGGCAGTCGCCGCACTTACACGGCCCGCCACTGAGCAAGCAAGTCACCCGCTGCGGCGTAATCGCCTCGCGATGGCACTCACTGCTCCAGCTTCCGTCAGCCTGCTGGCGGTAGATCACGAGCTTTTCGCCTTCGCCCCATTGCTCGTCGAGTTCCTTGCGGTACTTGCTCAGCACGCTCACTAGCACGGCCCTGTCGGCAGCCGGATGCAGCGTGTTGTCGCTCACCAGCACGGCCAGCGGCGTCTTGTCGGCCAGGGCCTTGTCGTAGGCAATCTTGTAATCGTCGACCGGCTCACGCTCGAAAGAACTATCAGGCGGCAGGCCGACATCGACAGCCACCGCAAGCTCATCGGCGCGCGACTCGAACACAGCCACGACCGGCTTCGACTCCGCAACAAGTTGCGTGACGGCTGGCTTGGCCTGGAGCGAGAACGAATTGAAAACGCAAACGACGATCGCCGTCAGCAGCGAGAACTTTCCCGAGTTCATTGTCCGGCCTCTTTGTTTTGGAATCGCTTGAAGACTTGATAGGCCGACTCGGTGATATGCGGAATCGCCGCCACAATGATCGGATCAAGCATCCACATCGGCAGCCACCATGCGACATAGAGTGACGGTCGCAGCGCCGCATACAGAGCCAGAATCGCTTTGTCGACCAGGGCCTTCTTGTCGGCACCGCTCATGCCCGCCAGCTTGCTCGCGGCTTCGACCGCTACACTCGCCGCTTCGTTGATCGTCGCCAGGATTTCGCCCAGCGTGAAGCCGCCTTCGGCCCGCTTCAAAGCGTTCTCGTAGACCGGCACTAGCAACGGGAATTGCGAGATCACATTGGGAATCGAGTCAGGCATAGAGCACCGTCTTGGTGATGGTGGAATCGCGGCGTCGGTGTCGGCGTGGCAACTGCACCGACGCCGCGACTTATGGCTAGTTGCCATGCTGGCGAATACCTTGACGAATGTCCAGATCAAGACCACGCCGAATGTCAACATTCTCGCCCGCCGAGCACGCAGCCGTAGCACATTTGCTCGTTCGCGGTCGATGGATGGGCGCGGTTGCCGCAGCCAGGGCACTTGATCCAGCGGAACTCGTCGAACGGCGGCGACGGCGGAACGTCTTCGTCCTCGTCGATCTCACTCAGGCACTTGACGCGCATCTCGATCGGCCCGCCCGCGTCAACTCGCTGCTCACCCGTGCAAATGCGATTGACCTGCCTCGGATTGAGGTCAAAGATATCGCCAAGCTCCTTGTAGCTCGGCTTGGTCGGCAAGGTGATTCTGAGCGTTCTGAGCAGCCTGATCTGGGCATTGCTCAGCTTGGCCTTGCCGTTGGTTTCTCCGGTGCGCGCGTACGATGAAACACGCCTAGCACCTAGATGCTCCGTCTTCTTCGTCCCGACCATCCTTGACCTCCGACTGCCACGCCGAAGGTTTCTTGACTACCTAGCCGCCAAGCTCCTAGCGACCGCCACTCTGCGGGCATATTCCGCCAGCAAAATCGCGTCCGCGCGTCCGTCGTGTTTTTTCAGCCGCAGCCATTCGGCTGAGTTCGGAAACAGCAGCTTCGCGGTTTTGATCGAAGTCTCTTTGTCAGTGTGATGAACCCTCCCAAGGATGCACTTCTTCCAGACCTCGACCTTGACCACCTGCGGGTCGATGCCGATCATCGTCAGCCCGAGCTTCCAGAATCCCTTGTTCTCGCCGAACGTGAACGCTCCTCGCCTGCCGTCGTGCGAGTAGGTGCCGACATCCTCGATCACCGCTTCGAGGTAGGCGTAGCGGCTGCCGATGCCGGTCAGAATCCTTGCGAGCTTCTCCAGGTCCGGCTGCTTGCCGTCGAGCGGGAAGTCGTGAATCTCAAGCACCGCCCGCTTGTTGACGACTGCGATCGCGCCGTACTTCCCTGGATCGACACCGGCATAGACATATTCGCTCATGCCAAGTCCCTCCAGTCGACCATTGGCTTGTGGGAATATCGCTCGGCCTGAAAGACATCCGGCAGCCCAAGCAGCGGCGGGAGTTCGCGGTGGTAGATTGCCGCCATCTTCTCGGGCTCCCATTCGTGCGGATCGGCGACGAACTTCAACCAGAGCGTATGGCCCAGCGAAAGCTTCGGCAGCACGACTCCGCGTTCACGAATCGTCTCGCCCTCGGCCAGCCGGTGACAGCGTTCGCACAGCCGCAGTAGATTCCAAGGCTCGTCGCAGCGGTGCCGCGAGCGCTTGATAATGTGGTGAACCTGAATCCCCGGCCACCGATCCCGCTCGGCCTTGCGGTGGTCGATCCAGCAGCAAGCACATCGCGGCGACAGGCCCGCCCAGAGCTTCATGGATTCGCCAGCGGTGAGGTCGCCCTCGGTTTCGATCATGTTCCGCCCTCGGCCACGATGAACTCGAACTCGATCGCGTCTTGGTCGATCCCCTGATAGCAGGTCTTGTCGATCTTCACCGCCCAGAATCCCATGCGACGCAGAAACAACTGGGCATCGAGACACGACTCCGGCACGATCGTCACGATTCGCTCGGCGTTGTCGAGAATCGCGCGAAACTTGACTTCGCGGATCAACAACTCGCCGACTCGATTGCGACGGTCTTCGGGCAGCACGGCGAACCGCAGCAAGCAGACATCGCCTTTCGACTGAGCACACAAGGCAAACCCGGCCACGTTTCGCTCGATCGCGCGCCCTAGGTGATCGACCGCGAAGCCGTAGACTCGCGGCGTCTCGAAGACGCTTTTCATTTCCTTGCGAGACAGGGCACAGCCGGTCGGCATCGTGGCCCGCTCGATCGCCTGCACCTGTGTGAGATCGGTGTCGTACAGCTTCCGCGCGGCATACTTCGGGAAGTTGCCGACGATGAGTTCTCCAGGCATGGCTCGCCCCTTAGCCGATAGCATTGGTGAGCCGCTCCCATAGCTCGTGGACAATTCCCCGCACTAGGTAGCGGCGATCCTCGTCGTCCAGGTTTTGCTTGGCTTCGATCAGCTTGGCAGCGCGAATGATATCGTCGCCCATGAACTCAAAGCGATCCCGCCCACACTCAGGCCCGCAGACATCCTTGCCAGATTCGGACACGCAACAAGTTGCGGGCTCAGACTCCGGTGCCGCCTCGACCACTTCCTTTGGCTTTTCGACTGCCTTCTCTGGTACAGGATACAGGGTGTCGGTTGCTTTCACCAAGTCGGTTAGCTCCTCGCGGGTGTGACCGGCAGCGATCCAATCACTGACATCACCTTTCGGTGGCAGGCCCGGCAGCCGCACGATCTTGATCGACGACGCCTTACCGACCAGTGACTCGACAATATCGCGGGCGTGTTGCTCGCCGACTGAGTAGCCGAGCTTTTCGTCGACCGGATCGTTATCGGGCAACACGACCACATGACAGCCCTTGAGAAAATCCGAGTAGCCAGCGTTCCATTTGCCAGCACCCATCGGGTTACAGGTCGCCACCAGCCCGAGCCCGACCAGCGTCTCGACATCCTTCTCGCCTTCGGGCACGAACACCACTCGCTTCTTGGCGTTAGCGATCAACTCCGGCAGCCGGTAAAGCACCCGACGACACTCACCCAGACCCCAGACCCAGCCGTCGCCTTCCGGTCGGCGCTGGCGAAACTGCTTGCCCTCTAGCCGCACGACTTGGTACAGCAGCTTGTGCTCTTCGTCGCGGTAGTCGTATGTCTTCTCGATGTTACTGCTCATCACCGTCCTCCTTCTCGGTTTCTGACTGTCAAAAAAATCGCTCGCCTTGAGTCCAATCGCCTGAATCACCTGCTGGAACGAACACCCTCGATGGCAGCGCATTAGCAGGCGGTTATTCTTGACCGCGATCGACAAGCTCGCGTTATGCTTGCCATCGGTTTCGTGGGCCGGGCAATGGGCCTCCCACCCCCAGCGACGTTCGCGGCACTTGTGCAGCTTCTCGAATACGCCAGAGAACTGCGGCGGATAATTCACGCGGCAAACTCCTCTCGCATCTTCTGGCAATAGAGCGGGCTCTTGTCGATCAGCACGCAATGCCGACCAATTCTGCGGCATACCCGGCCTGTGGTTCCGGTGCCAGCAAACGGATCGACGACCAGATCGCCGGGCTGCGTGCAACTCAGAACGCACCGCTCGACCAAGCCCTCGTTGAGTTGGGTCTTGTGCCAGCTTCGGCGTTGCTTGCTGTTGCCTGTCACGCGCGGGAAGTCAAAGACATCGCCCGGCACCCGGCCACGCGGATCAGCCCGCTTGTCGCCGTTGAGTTGCCGCCAGCTTGGCACGCGAATGTTGTCGGCCAGCGTCTTGATCTTTGGGTCGCGGATTCGCCAGAGCGGTCGATGGTTGTTGCCGAAGTCGTGGTGATTGTGCTGACCAAAGGTGAACGTCTGCACCATCGGCGTGACCCATTCTCGGTCGTACATTTTGAAAAGACTGCTCGCAAACCCGAGCACCCATCGCGAGTTGAACGACAGCCAGAGCGTTTCGCATCGCACCGAAGCCACACCGACGAACTCGATCAACCAGTCGAGATACTCGCCATCGCTCATATTGTCTTCGTGGTTGTCGTACTCCAGGCCGATGTTGTCCGGTGGATCGGCAAAGATGCACTTGATCGGCGGCAGGCCCGCTGCTCTACGTCCGCTCGCCACGGAGCCCACAAGCTCGATCGCATCGCCACAAAGCACGGTGGGCGTTAAGGTCGCGGTGATGGTCATGTCTATCGCTCCAGTAGTTTGAACGTCTTGACCTCTTCAAAGCCGCGACCATCATCGGTGTGCAGCTTGCGGCAGTTCCTCGTCTCCGACTCAATCGCCTGCTCGCGCTGCTTCGCGGTGTGATACCATCGCGTATAGCTGAACGGCTTGCCGGTGGACCATGTTGCCCGCAGCTTGAACGTCAATGTGACCTCGACCCCAAATCGTCGCCTGCCGTCACGCCTGCTATCTCGTTTGAGTCCCCTCGCCGGATCATCACCACCGCGAACTTGACTTCGCTTCTTCGTTGGTTTCATGGGCTTCGTCCTGCGTGATTCCAGTTTCCAGTTGGATGGGAGCGTAGTGCGGCCTTGGACGGAGGCCCGAAGGTCGCATTGAAGCGATACCTTTGCCGGGCTAGCCAAACCTCTTTGCCGATTTCAGGTCTGGTCTATGGATCGGTCACTCGTACGTCGGCGATTTCAACCAACTCAGCCAGCCCATGTGTCGATCGGCTAACCAAATCGAAGGTAAGGCGCGCTACAGCGAAACCCTTCGACGAATCCGTCCCTTTTGTGACTCAGCTTTATCGGGCTTCCGCCGCTGCTGGTACTGAGTCCGTTGAACCATTTGCCATCTGGGGCTAGTCGTCAATGATGGCAACGGGAGTCGAACCCGCCAGCGCTCCCAAGCGAGCGTCGCCACCAGCCGCAACAAGTTGCGGACTAAAAATTTGCCGCAGTCTCATTCTCGACGACTGCACTTGCCGCCTCGAATGGCAGTTCCTTCTGACCATCCAACGGCTCCACTCGCGGCACGCCGTCAACCATTCGCTCGACGGCTTCTAGCACCGCCGTGATTGCCTGCGAAGCCTCCGATGCGTCTTCGCCGATCTGGTCAACGTCGTACATGGCACCGCCGATCGCCGACAGTATTTCCCTGGCTCGGAGGAGAACGTCGACATCCCGCTTGCCGAGCTTGAGTCGCGGCTTCCTTCCACCGCCAATTAGAATCTGCATGATAAATGCTCCAGTGAATTGAGTCACATCAATCTATCACAACGATACACGTAAGACGCTAAGCGTCAACGGATAATTTGCGAAGATTCTGATTTAGGTGCGGCCATTCGTGGTAGCTGTGAATGGAGGCGAAGACGCCCCAGCAAGCGTGACCCAAATGGTCTTCGCTTCGGTCGCCGCCGAGCCACAAGAACAGGTGCCGAATCGCGTGATTGAGTAAGTCGCTGACAGGAAATCCACGTAACCAATTATGGTCACTATATTTGTCGGCTCCTTCCTTGTAGACCGCCGCCAATCGCTCCATGCCACGGAACGGCAGCCCGTCACCACAGAACTCGCCGCCTTCAATCTCGTTGATCGCATCGAGCAGGCAGTATGCCGCACGCTCTAGCTGGCCCGAATCCCATTGACCATAAGACGCCAGTAGCATTGCGTCGCACGCCGTCTCGACAAGCTCGCTCGCTTTCTTGGCGACATCGACGAAACGCCGTTGGTGCTTGCGGATTTCACGCAAGGCGACCGGCGTGATGAGATCAAATCGCACGCCATCGGCGTCCGTGCTGCGCGTGGCTCCGGTTTCGTGCGTGCGACGGTCGGCCTCTGGCTTTGGCGATGTTTCGATCGTTCCAGATTGGCACGGCTCACCCGGTATTCCGCTGAGAGTCTCGAACTCGCGAGTATCCAGACGGCCTTCCCATGAATCGACAGCCACACCTGGACCGATCACCGCGACAGCGTGAGCCCAGCCGCTCGCCTCCGCAACTTGTTGCGGTGTCATGTCGACCGGCTTTAGCTGCGGCTTGATGGCGGCACTGAGTTCGCAGAAGACCTCCAGAAATAACTGCTCGGCGTCTTCCCACTCCAGACATTGCAGCGGCTCCCAGCCGCCAGCGAGCAGATCGCTCGTGCCGTTCCAGGCCCACGTTTCGCCACGGTCGGCCATGATGCACTTCGACTCGTAGCGAGTCACATCGTTGTCGGCCTGCTTGACGAAGCCAGCCACTTGAACATTGTCGGTCAACTCGCCGACTCCGGTGTGCTCGTCAATCAACCGCTGCACCTTGCGGTCGAGTTCATCCAAGAACCGATAGCAATCTGGGAATCGCCTCTGGAGCATACGCTTGCGCGGTCGAATCATGTCTTGGTTGTAGGCTTCGTGGCCGTCGTGCATCAAAGCGAGCATCGCGATCCCATTGAGCGGAACCTCGCCACTGATGCCAGCCGACTTGGCAATCTCGACCGCCCGCTTGCTGACCAGCACGCTATGCTGGGCATTGGAATAGAACACCTGGCAAGCCCCGTTGTAGCGACAGGTCAAGGCTAGAGCGTGAGCAATGTGCTCGATATCCACATCGTCGATCGTCATCTTGGTCGGCGTCACGAGCGGACCTTTGTAGGTCACTGTGCCACCGTCTTCGCTCACCAAGCCGTCAATCGTTTCATCTGCTTTGCGAATCATAATAACCTCGCGAGTTATGTTGCCGTCGCCGACACTCGGCGACTAATCCTAGGATTGATCTCGTCCGTGATCCGCTTTGCCGCCTCGGCCTTGGTGACATTGGTGTCGTAGCCGTAGGCAGCGAGCAGCTTGGCTTGCTGCGCGGTGCATAGACCAGCCGACTGACGGCGTTTTAGCTCGTCGATCAGCTTGGTTGCTTTGTGGAGCGAAAGCGTCTCGGGATTGCGGACCCCGTTGCTTCGCAGGTAGGCTCGCTGCCTTTCGGTCGATGGCTTGCCGCGCAAGTAGCCCGGCTCGCGGCCTGCCCGAATGTCGAACAGGTCAAACGGACTGACATCGCGAACGAAGTAGCTGGCCTGGGCGATCAGCTTGGCCCGCTCCTCGCGGCGACGTTCCGCCATTTGCTCCTCGACCCACTTCATCGCCTCAAGTACATCGGTGTCGACGCCCTTGGCGGCACGCTCGCGAATTTTCTTCTCGGCTTCTTCGACGATCTCGTCGGAGTATTTGCCGCCGAGAACATCGCTGGCGTGAATCAGCTTGTGCCTACCCGAGTTGCCGACGAAATCCACGATCACGCAGTCCGGCTTGCTTGAGCGAGCGATCGCCGCTCTGCGAGCATCGGCGCTGTCGTGGTGGTCGTCGATTCGAGCTTCGGGCAGCGGTCGTGTGCCTCGGCCAGCAATCTGGGCATACAGGCTGCGGCTCTTGGTTGGTCGAGCCATGATGATATTGCGGACGTTCGGCAGATCGGTCCCCTCGGTCAGCACGGCACAGTTGACGATCACCTGAATCCGGCCATCCTTGAACTGCCGCAGATAATGTCGCCGCTTTTCCTTCTCGGTTTCGCCGTCGATCGCAACTGCCATGCCTTGTCGATGACGGTTGAAAATGTCAGCCATCTGGTGAGCGTGCGAAACACCAGCCGCAAAGACCAGCGTCGGCTGGTCGCCTATCAATTCGATCGACGGCGACACGACCTTGTGCAGCATTGACTCTTCGGTCATCACCGCTTCAAGCTCGGCAGCATTAAGATCGCCACCAGTCGTCTTGACTCGCGACAGGTCTAGATCACCAACCGTCACCAATCGCTGCCGCACCGGCACCAGCCAGCCGCCCTCGATTGCATCTTGAACGCCGAACTCAAACGCCACTGAATCGAACGTCTCGCCGAGCGCCATTTCGTCGGCCCGATCCGGCGTTGCAGTGATCCCGAAAATCTTGAGGCTTGGATTCTGCGTGAAGTGCCGAACGATACTCATGTAGCTCTTAGCACACCCCGCTGCGTGATGGGCTTCGTCTATGATAAGAAGCCCATAGTCCGCTGGATCGTGTTTCATCAACCTGCGACTTTGGCAAAGCGACTGCACGCTCGCGACAATCCCCGGCGAACGAAACATGCCACCGCCACTTGCCGCGCTATACTCTGCCATTTCAACCTCAAAGCTCGCCCCGCTCATTTCGTCGAGACGTTGCTTACTCTGCATCACGAGTTCTTCGCGGTGAGCAATCATGCAGACCCGACCACGATTCAGCGCAAGCCATTTTCTGACGATCTCTCCTGCTATTGCGGTCTTGCCAGTTCCGGTCGCGCTGACTGCAAGTGTAGAACGCTGCGTTTCGAACTCGCGAAACACGCTCTCAATACATTCTGTTTGATAGGGGCGTATCTTCATCGCGTCACCTGAGTGGAATAAATAACCCGGCTTGAGCTACCGGGCGGGAGCGATTCGGGAGGAGCGAATCGACAAGCGTGGATCACGCAACTTGTTGCGGACTAGAACGCGGCTGCCGGATTCGACCAGCGTTCGCGATCCTCTTCGCTGGCGAGATCGAACACGCCACGCGGAATCCAGCCCATGCCACGGCATTGATTGCAGCAGTCGCCGTTGCAATGCGGGCAGACGGTGTACGGTGCCATCGTCTTGAGTTCTTTCTCAAGGCTCTTGCTCGCGGCGTTCATTTCCGGCAAAGCTCGCTCCAGGTAAGCACCGGCAGCGGTATCGCAGAGAACCTTCACTCGCTTGCGGAAATCACGCTGCAAGGCACACAGAGCGTCGAACTCTTTGAGCATGTCCCAGCACTCGCGCAAGTCGGCTGGAATTTCGTGGCCGAGTTCGTCGGTCGTGATCTCGTCCTGCTCGTCTTCATCGGGAACGCCCGGCGCGTCGTCGCTTTCCTTGCCGCCCATCAAGTCATCGCCAAGCTCGTCGATGATCGTTCGCAGCTTCACATCGCCGTTGACGACTTTCTTGAACAGGTCCGGCCTTTCGACTCGCAGCTTGTCAGCGAATCGCAGGTAGCGGCGATTGGTGCCGATCTGCTTGGCGAGATCGTCAAGCTCCTCGTCAACCGGCTTCGGCTTCGGCGTTGGTTCCCCTGGCTTGGCTGGTTTTGCTTCCTTCTCGGCAGCGTCACGCAGTCGTCGCTGAATTGACATCGCTTGGCAAGCCACGGCAGCGCGCTGACTGCTCGATAGATGCCTGCGGCTAGCGTTGAGCGACATCACGAACGACACGATCTGATCTTCGGTCCCGGTGTATTCTTGAGTTGGGCACTCGATCCCAAGCTCCTGGCAGCAAATGAAACGGTGCCTGCCGTCGATGACCTGATCCTTCCAGACCCAGACCGGAATCCGCACGCCGTTCTGGCGAATGTCTTCGAGCATGGCCCGCTTTTCGTCGGGGTCCATTTCTGGGAATAGCGTGCAAACCTCATGAAACTTCAACATAAAGACTCCTCCAAAAAAAATTACTTGCCTGCGTTCAATTCCACCGAACGCACTGAGATCATTTCGCCTAATTGTTCCAACTCTGGCCCTGAGAAGCCGTAGGTGGACTTCGCAAACTCATTGCCAAGCTGAGCCAGCTTCGCCAGATCGGCAGCCCTGGCGATCGCCGCCTCGGCCCGCTTGAGTAGCATTTGCTTGTTGCTCTTGGCTTGATCGGCGCTCTGCGGCCTCGCCGGATTCGACATTGCCTGGGTGGCATTGCGTCGGCCAGCACCAGCAGCGCCCGCTGGCCTGCGGTCGGACGGCTTTCGCTCCGGCACGCGGTCGTCGTGGTCGCTGTCGTCCATGTCGCCCTCTTCGACCGGGATGCACAGCCCGAGCGTCATGGCATACTTGTAGGCAACGCTGTGGGCCTTGTTCGCCGCCTTGTCGCCGTTGTGATCGCAGGCCGAACCGAACGCCTCGAAGCTGACATTCGATCCGTCTGGCGCGTAGAGCGTGACCCGCAGGTGAATCTTGGCGAAGATTACCCAGCGGAACTTGGCTTTCAGACGCAGCCATTCATCCAGCTTTGCCAGTCGAGGGTCTTCGGTCGCCACAAGGTCTTCGGTCGCGGAGACGATCGCAGTCGAGAGTGTGATGCCGCACTTGGTCAGCGCCGGACCCACGGCATTGAGAATGTCGTCGATCCCTCGGAAGCGATAACCCTGGCTGTCGTTTTTCTTGGCTTTGACGATCGCGCCGATCTCGGCCCGCACCATCGGAACCAGCCGGAAGATTTCAGGCCCGCAACTTGTTGCCGCTGGCTCCGGCGTCTCTTCTGCATTTTCACGGATCACGATTCGATCTCCTGTTGTTCGGTTGCTTCGCCGCTGTAGCCGAGAACCTCAATCTCGATCACTCCGCGATCGGTTTCGCTCGGCCACGGATATTTGTCGAAGTTCGGCTGGCCTTTGAGTTGTGCGATCTCGTCGACGATGGCCCGCATTTCGACTGACGCCTCAAGCATCGTCTTCGGACCCAGCCGATAGACCGCCGTATCGTGCGGCCATTGATTGCCGACGACCAAAAAATAAAAGCCTTGCAGGTAATCCTCGGGCATCCCGAACGCGAGATTCCTGCCCTCGCAGTACAGTGCCGCCGACAGGTCGTAACGGAACTGCCGCACAGCCCGCCGAAAGCCAGCCGGACTTGGATCGGCAAGGCACTTGATATCGAGCACCGTGCCGATGATGCCGTCGTCGATCACGCGATCGAACCGGCACTTGAGCGGCAGGCCGCAGACCGGCTCGGTCCAGAACAGCGAAAGCTCATTGGCTCCCTGCTGTTGAAGTAGCCGCCCGGCCTCCTCGTGATCCCACAGCGAGTTCGCCATGATCTCGATCCGCTCCAGGTCTTTCTCTTCGATCGCAACCTGATGCGGCTGGAGCTTGTCGGCAAACTCGCGGAACGCCTTGCTAGCCGATCCATGCGAACAGACCTGAACTATCGACCCGAACTCACTCGGCTCCAGCACCGCAGCGTGAACCGCCGTGCCGATATTCGCCGAGTAGCCGATTTTCTTAGACTCGCGATCTTTCTTGATCCGGTAGTGCCAGTATTCTTTCGGGCTCTTGGCGAACAGCTTGAGCGTCGAACTGCTGTCGTGCTCCGTGCCGTGGTACTCGTGATTCGGCATCGCCTCAATCACTTCCAAGGCACCGACCGCTCGAATTGTGTCAGCTATGTTTTGCATATCGTCACTATATCACAGAGATAGACCATTGTCAACAGTTAAAAAATCGGTTTTGGTAAGGCAAATTATTTTGCGTCAGAATTATCGCCCGTTCTGGTGGTTTCCTGCTAGGTAGATTGCCTATAGAATGTCAGTAAATAGGGGCTTACTCCAGCCAGCAAAGGTGCCCTATGGGTGAGTGGATGTCGTCGCGTGATATCGAATCGTCTTTTACGGAACCGCTGCTCAAGTTCGTCGGCTCAATCAATTCCATCTGCGATCGGATGCGTGACCGCCAAGCGCCTCCGATACTCCTAAATACCGCCCAGGCTCGCCGCTCAATTCAGCACTTGTGCTTCGAGTTCTTGCACGAGCTTGAAGGCAAGAATCGGCAAGACGAACTCGGGATGCTTCGCCGCCGTGGTGCGTCCGACAAGCCCGAAGACGATGAGCCAAAGCCTTCGCGGCCCGGTCGCGGCAGCAAGAAACCGCAAGCCGCTCGCAAAGCCAAGCGACCACCGAAGCGAAAAGCGGCCTGACCGCCCATCTGGGTGATTGGTTTTTTCTCTGGCAGATTGCATGATATTCGCCAGAGGATTCGCCAACCCTGAATGGAGTAAATCTCATGGTTTCCGCCGCCCCGAAAGGTCGCCGCCTCGGCTCAAAGAACAAGCCCAAGGACGTTTCACTCACGCGCGTCATCGCCGAGAACCGGGCATACGAACGCGACACGCTGCTATCAATCACCGGCATCAGCCGCCAGCTATTCGAGCAAATGAGGCGCGACGGATTGCCCGCCACGAAGCTCGGCAAGAAGACCTGGATTCTCGGCAAATACTTTCTCGCCTGGATCGACAGCCAATGCACGACCACCGCGTCTACGTCGTCGAGCCAGCCGGACGAAAACTGATCCTCAAGTGGTTTTGCCCGCACAAGCGTCGTTGGGTGACTCGCTCGACTCGCACGAATGATCGCAAAGAGGCGAACCGGCAGGCCCGCCAATTGCAGGCCGAGTTGATCGCCGGAACTTACACGACCGCAGGCGAAACGCCTTGGCCCGAGTTTCGTGCCGCCTATACCGAGTTCACCGTCAGCAGCGGCATGTCGCGCAATGGCAAGATCAAGGCCGAGTCGGTGCTCAATGCGGTCGAGAACATCCTTAGACCGACCACGATCGGCGACGTAGCCAGCAAACCAGCCTTGCGAAAGTTCCGCAGCGACTTTGGCGCGACGATCTCGCCTAAGACCGGCAGCACACGCTCGCCGAACACGGTTCGCTCGGCCATGCGAACCCTGATGGCAGCCTTGCGATGGGCAGCCAATGAAGCTGACATGATCGACGAGGCTCCCAAGATCGGCAAGGTCGCGGTCGATTCGGTCGACCCGATGCGTGGCAGGCCATTGAGCGAAGCCGAACTGAAAATGATGCTGGATATCATCCCGTCCGTCGTCGGCCCATTGCGGGCAACTGAGTGGGCCAGAATCGTGAATGGGCTGGTTGCCAGTGGGCTCCGGCTCGGCGAAGCTCTCGACGCCCATTGGACCGACGACGACCGCATCCGGCCCATTAAGACCGGCTCGTCCTGGCGACTGGTGATCCCGGCGTCGCAGCAGAAAAGCCGCCGCGATAACTCGATCCCGGTCACGCCACAGATGGCCGCGATCCTCGACGCCGAGACTGACCGCACCGGCTTCGTCTTCCGCGTGCTGAACGCCAAGCAGCAGCGACCGACACCCGACACGGCCTGCCGCACCATTAGCGAGTTCGGCAGGCGCGCATCGGTCATCGTTAAAGCCAGCGCCTCGTCGCCGCAGTATGCCACGGCCCACGACCTGAGACGGACCTGTGCCCAGCGGTTGCTGTCGGCGGGAGTTTCGCCCTTGACGGTCCAGCGGATCATGCGTCACAGTAGCCTCGCCGTCACGCTCGCCCACTACTCGCAGGCGGTCATCGAAGACGACGCCCGTGAGTTGGAGTCGAAACTTGGTCGCACTTTTGGTCGCACTCATACCACACCACCCGATAGCGAGTCAGATAAAAATGCAGCAAGTGACTGAAAAATAACGACTTACGACAACTTGGCCCAGTGGCGGAATAGGCAGACGCAAAGGACTTAAAATCCAACGGCCTATCTTGATGCTATACTGATCTTCGGCAGATCGCTAGAACGCCTTGGTTTTAACTGGCAGAATCATCGGCAGATTCCAATGCTTTTGCCAGTTGATTGCAGTTCTTGGTCGCACTTCTTGTCGCACTCAATCAGTCACCGCACCTGCACGCCGCAGGCATCTTGCCGCACTCTTCGCACGGCTTAACATCGTCTTCGACGCACTCGCAAACGCCAGCCCGCTTGTCGCAGAGCCAGCAGATCAAGCCGGAGCCAAGACAGTCGATACATCGACCACCGGACTCGTAGCGGCCCTTGCCGTTGCACCAGATGCAAGGTCGGCGGATCATGATTGTGGTCATTTGCGAACCTCGTGCCAGTGATCCCTGTGCGTAGCCGGGTCCAAAATGCCGTCCAGCGGATCGCCGACCCACAGGCGGCAATGCTGATGCTCGGCGTGCCACTCCGGCCCAGGGCAGTACGTGCCGCCATCGGCTCCGATATTCTGGGCGCGGCTCAAGACCGGATAGACCTGATAGCGGTCGCCACGAATGTGCTTGTTGACTCCGATATCCCACGGGTGATAGCCCCAGTTCTTCTTCATTTCGACGAAGCGATCCTCCCAGGTGCCCCAGCCCCAGGGCGAGAACCATTGGTCGCGGCCCAATTCCTTGAACATGCCGCGATGGTGTCGATCGGTGCGGTTGTTCCAGGCCGTCACCGTGAAGACTTCGCGGTCGTCGCGGTAGGCGTTGTTCATCCAGGTGAACATTTCCAGGGCGTCTTCGCCGAGCAGCACATCGTCCTCGACATGTACGACGAACGAGCCGTGATCGAACCCGAGCGACAAGGCTTGCAGCGTGTTCTCGCCGCAGCCGAGCTTCTGGCGATTCTCGACCAGTACCACATCGCAGGGAATCGTCTCGATCGCCGCGATGATCTCGCCCTTGAACTCACTCGGCTCGATGCAGGCGATCAGTGTGGAATTGCCGATGCCACGAACCTTCGCCAGTGCGGCAGCCCATTTTCGCGTGTAGACCGGACGGTTGAATTGGCAGGTTGTCAGTATCATTTCTCGCGCCTATACTTTGGTGAATGTCAATCTATTCGCCACCTGGAGTCAATCAGCGTGCAACCAGCACAAATGTCTCGCTTCTGCAAAGTCTGCGACCGAAAGACGCTGCACACTGAGGAACAACGCGGCTGCGGACACCTGATCTTTGCTCTCGTGCTCGCGATCCCGACCGCAGGCTTGTCGCTGCTCTGGCTGGCGGTGATCGGCTTTGTGCCGACCGTCAAGCGATGCCAAACCTGCGGAACCGGACGAATCCGAATCTGAAAATATGACCAGTGCCGCTCTCGCGGAAACGGCACCGGCCCCTGCGGTAGATGGTAGTTGCAATGCCGCAGGCCAATTGCAAGCTCCGCAACTTGTTGCGTTAAAACGGAATGTCTTCGCCGCCGCCGTGATCTTCACCGGCACCGGCTGGTGCTGGCTCACGCTGCGGAGCGCCGCCGCCTTCACGCTTCGACCCGACCATCTGCATCCGGTCGCCGATCACCTTGAGCTTCTGCCGACGCTGACCGCTTTCGCGGTCGGTCCATTGCTCCAGCTTGAGCTTGCCCTCGATCAAAACCGACGAACCTTTCTTGAGGTACTCGGCAGCGACCTCGGCTTGACGCTCGAACAACGTGACATCGACGAACGTCGTCTCGTCGACCCATTGACCGCTCGCGTCTTTGCGGCGATCGTTTACCGCGATCCCAAGATCGCAGACGGCCTTGCCTCCCGGCGTGTAGCGGAGTTCAATGTCCCGCGTCACGTTGCCCATCAGAATCACTCGATTGAAACTACTCACGTTCGATCTCCTACCTGTAGAACTTGCTTCGTAACGAACGCGGCACACTTGGCAAAGAGGCCACCAGAATGGCTCTGATGCCTTCCGCCATTGCAGCCGCACACTTGGAACCCCTGCCGTAAATTTCGATCGACTTGCGAATCCCCTTGGCCTGTGCCGTCTTGAGAATCCCGACCACCCTCCTGTCGTCAACTCCTATGTCGATCGAACGAACCGAGAACTCAAAGATGGCCCTCAAAACCTCGCCAGAAATAAGCTCGCCTGGGCGAGTAATTTCAAGCATTGTGTCGACGGACTTCTTGGCATTTTCGATCCTGTCTTCGCGCTCAATCATCTTCTCGATCACTCTCCAGCAGCGAACGGTCTTGTACTGGCCGATCACGTTCCTGCCGTCACTAAAACGATACCCATGCGACAGAAACTTTTCTCGGATGTCGATCAAGGCTTGATTTCCAGCCGTGACCAAGTTTGTCGCCAATGAATTTGGCGTCCACGGGCTTCGCGTCGTTTCTATGCGGTACGCTTCGGCTGCACGGTCTGCTCTTGTTTCAATGTCAACCACATTGCAAGTCAGCGACTTGATGCACATCATTTCTGCGGCCATTCTCCTGGCCTTGCCATCAAGAACGACGTACATGCCATCTGGCCTTTTGGCAGCACTGATCGCGGTGTACTTTGCGTCGCACCACGAGAACGCAAGTGCCTCCGCACGCCATCCGTACTCGGCCTGTCTTCCAACTCCGTCTTCGACGATCAGCCGATCGAGAGGAACGCTCTCGATTCGAGGCATTGGGATTGCATCCACGCTAGGCTCCATTCAAAAACGACTTCAACTCGATCCCCAAAAACTCGCACAGCCGCATGATCCGCTGGACCTGCACCAGCGACTTGGTGTTGTTCTCGAACTCGTAGATCACGCTCGCTGGCACGCCGGTCTGCGAGCAAAGCTCGACTGCCGACAGGCCAGCCGCCTTGCGTCGCTTGCGGAGTTCGCTGCCGAGCGTGCTTTCTTCGATCTTGTTCATGGCTGAACCTCCTCGGCGAAGATATGCCAGATCAGGCCATCGTTCGTGACGGTCCCGATGTAATCGCCGCCTCTAAGCGGTCTTCCAGTCCAGATGCAATGAAACTTGTACCGCACCAGATTGTTGGTGGTGTCGACGATCGCCCAGACACACGGAACGCCCTCAAGGTCTTTGCCGACGTTGACGAACTTCGCTCCGGCGTGAATATCGCAGTCGCGGTCGAGTCGATACTTGTAAACGGTTTGCATGGCTTACTCCGCTGCGATTGCCAAGCGACGATCGGCGACTTCGGCGCTGATCGCGTGACGGGTGAGGGTATTGAGCAGCACGGTCGTGTTGACGTAGAACGCACCGCGAAAGCCAGTCTCGGCCAACTCGATGAGTTGCTCGGTGGTCATGTCGGCGAACGCGGCGATTTGTTGGGCTTGGGTCATGATCTTGATCTCACTGTGTTTGGTGGTGGTTGTCGTGTTGACTCTTAAAGTATATCGTCCCGATAGACAGTTGTCAACAAGTAAAACGGAAAAAATCGAAAAGATTTTACGCTCGATGAACTGCCAGAATCTCGTCCAGGTCGTGCTCGACCGTCTCGCCATTTGCCAACCTGACGTAGACCGTATCGTCGCGACGACCCGCGAACATCCCGGTGACACCGTGCTCGGCCAAGTGCGATCGAAAGCTATCCTCGGTCGGCTCGACGCCGCCCTGAAATTCAAACGGCAGGATCAGCAGCCGATCGCCGCGCTTGAGTTGGTCGATCTGCTGCATCAGTTGAACGGTCTTCATTCTGGCGACCCCCAGATCAGTTCGTGGATTCGGTCGAGCAGCCGCCGAGCGATCCCACGGTATCGGCACATGAATTGAGATCGCTGCATTTCATAGACGATGTAGCCGTCAAAGAACGGCCTGTTGCTGCTGATATACTCGCCGGAATCGGTGATCGCCAAGACCTTTACAACCGCTGGCATCCCGTCAATTCGAGCCCACCAGCGTTCGCCGACTTTTGGATCAAGCATCGCCAACCTCCTAGTTGAGACTCGGCTTCGACTTGGCCGAACGATCGACCGCATCGAGGCGAACCTGTTGCAACAGCTTCTCGATATCAGGCGACCTGCCGTGGAACGCCCAGGCACCATTGATCGCTAGCCAGTCACGATCGCCGTCCTTCTTTTCGTGCCGCATGGAAGCCGACCACATCGCGTGATCGTAGGCACTCAGCACGCTCACGGTCAGCAGTATGTCGTGGCCGACTCGGACTACTTCGTCGATCTGGCCGTGGCCGATCTCGTCAGCGACTTCGTTGGCCTTTTGGCGAAGCTCGACTTCAAGCTCCTCCCGAGTCTCGGCGTCGGTCTTCAACTTCACGCCTACGGCCAGCGCCACGATGCCGACGTAATCGCAGCCGCCGAGAAGCATGGCCCGCACGCCTTGAATCAGGTACTTCTGATGCTCGTGAATCGACTCGCCTTTCGGAATCACCGCGACCTGAAAGCCGCAGTTGCCTTGCGGGTCGAACTTCGCGCCGATCAAGTGGCCGAATAGCTGTCCGTCCCGCTCGACAGTTTCCTCGGCGACCGCCACGCACTTGCTGGCGACCCTCATCATTAGAGCCTTGTCGCCACTCGGCTTCGGCTTCTCGGCTCCGCTGGCCGGGGACTTGCCTGCGAAGTCTCCCGGCTTAAAACGACTGGTCATGGTTCGTGCTCCTAGATCAAAGTTGGTTTGTAGGTTGGGTGGATCGACTCCATCGCGATCTTGTGAGCCCAGAACATTTGCTCGGCGGTCAACTTGCCGAACTGGCGGTACTTGGCGAACAGATTGCGTCCGAAGTTGTTCGTGGTGATCCGCAGGTGCTCGACGGCTTGGGCATTGGTCAAGATCGTTTCGACCTTCTCGCCCTTCTTCGACGCCAGCACGCGGGCTTCGCTGCCGACATCCTTGAACTCGTTGTCGAAGCCTTTGTGCTCGGCCTCGCCAGTCGGCTTGCCGTCGCCCTCGCCTTGATCGCCACCTTCCGATCGCTCGTTGTTTCGCTCTTGCTCGCCCGACTCGCCCTGGCCCTCGCCTTGTTGTTCCTCGGGCTCATCTTGCTTTCCGGCCAGTGCGTCGAGCATCTTCTCGATCATCTTCTGCTCGAACTTGCCTGCGTCGGTATCCGGCAGGCCCTCGCGGTCTTCGGGTTCGAGTTGGCACTCGGCGGATTGATCGCCCTGGCCCGACTCGCCTTGGCTGCCGCCTTGCTGACCGGCACTCTGGCCTTTGCCATCGCCGCTTGCCTGCTCGCTGGCTTGCTGGCCCGACTCGCCTTGCTCCTGCGACTCGTCCGACTTGCCGCCATCGCCTTGCTGCTGATCGGACTCCTGGCCGTCTTTCGGCTTTTGCTGATCGTCCGACTTTTGGCTTTCGTTCTGCTTGTCGCCCTGCTCTTGCTCGGACTTGTTTTGCTTGTTCGGCTTCTGCTCGCCCTTCTCGCCCTTGCCGTCCTGCTCGTCTTCGCCCGCTTGATCGTCGTCGCCTTGGCTCGGTGGAGGCGGCATCAAGGCAGCCATCATCGCCGCTTCGAGTTCGCTGGCGGTCGGTTTCTCCTCGGGTGCCTTAAAGGCATTGGTGGCATAGTTGATAACTCGCGCCGGTCGTTCTGCGATTGCTGTGGTCATGATCGTGATCTCGTTTTGGTGGTGGTTGTCGTGTTGACTTGCTTAGTATATCGTCGTGCTAGACCATTGTCAATTAGAAAATTTGGCGTTTTCTCGATTTTCAGGTCGACTGTCAGGTGCCCCGATCCTTGTGAGAGCGTGGGATTTAACCGTGCTGGCCCTGGGCGGCTCCTCACCGCCCGCCAAACTTTCCATTGAACTAGACTTGCTGACGACGACGAAGCTCCATCGAGCAGTAGCAAACCTCGTCGGCATAGTAGCCGTTGTTCGGGTTGCTCGGGTTCGCCGCGATCGCCTCCTGGGCGTCCTTGATCGTGAACATCAGAGCCGCGACATCCATCGTGCGGCACTTGCGTTGGTAAGCTGCGTGATTCATTTGCTTGTCGGCGACCATGATCGTGATTCCTGTTTTTGGTGGTGGTTGTCAGTTGACTCTACTAAGTATATCGTCACGATAGACGCAAGTCAACAACAAAAACAAAAAAATCCGAAAAATTATCGCTCGGCGTAGACGCCCCAGCGGACATGATAGAACGCCCACCAAGTCGACCAGATGATCGCGATCGGCAGCCCGCCGATCAGGTATCCCGACATCGCCCCGACGAAGAACCACAGGGCGGCGACCTTCCGCAGCAGGCGGCGATTCTCGACGGCGGCTGCCTGCACTCTGGCCCGCAGGTCGCGATTATGGTTCACGAACTCGCTGGCGATCTCTGGCGGCGCGTATTGAGCCAACCAGCGAACCGCCGCAACTTGTTGCGGAGTCAGATCATCGTCGCGGTGGTTGTGCATTGGGCTCTCCGTTGCTGATCGTGATGAACAGGTCGGCCAGCCCGAGTTGCACCTTCGGGTGCTGGCCCGCTTCGGGAAAGCGAACATGCAGCGGCACGCCCATTTGACTGAGCTTGAGGCACAAGTCGATCAGGCCCATCAGTCGCACGACATTGCCGTCGAGTTTGCGGACCCGATCGGCACTAAAGCCGTCGATCTCGGCGACTCCCAGACAATACAGCAGCCACGCCTGTGTGTTGTCGTGCAGTCGATTGACGAGGCTGCCGTGATGCTGGGCAACTTCGGCGTCGATCATAATCGCCCGCTTGACCTCAATCGGTTCGAGCATCTGGCCCGAACGAGCCAGCAGCGTGAACGGCTTTGCCGGGATGAAGTGCGTATCGTCGCCGACCTTGAGTTCGATGGTTTCGCTCATCGCTTGTCGCCTTTCCTTTGCTGTTTCATGTTTTCGGAGTGCTTGCTTATTTCAAGCCCTCGCAGATACTCTCGTGCGAGAATCTTCAAAGCCTCTAGCGATCGGCTCCCGTCGTAGAAGCGAACGCCGACTTGCTCGTCGAGCTTGAATTTCTTGATGGCTTCGTCGATCGTCATGACTCCTTCTCCGGTAATTCCGCCACACCTTCGGGTCGCATCTTGATCCAGACCGCTTCGGCCTGAGCCAGCGCCTCGCGTAGCTTTTCGAGTTGATTGGCCGAGCCTTGGCGGCTGCCGTGGTGTTCGGTCAGCGTCGCCACCGACTCGGTGAAGAATGGCACGCTCACGCCCTGGTCACTCATTGCAATTCCTCCTTGCCAGTCAGCCGGTCGACCACCTGCTCCAGTTCGAGCACCCGCTTTTCAAGCTGATCCATTTTGACGACCTGAGTTATCATGATTCGCTCCATCGTCTCGTCGTAGTCGTCGGATGGCCTGCCAATCACCGCACCGATCTCCTCTAAATGAACCCATCGGACCTCTCCGCTTTTGACCTCGACAGTGCTTTTCTGTCGCCTCACACGAAACCCAGTAACGACGCCGCGACTCAATCCAGCTTTCCAGGCCCGGCTTCCTTCTTTGATAATCACCGTATCGCCAATGCTGATCTGGCTAATATCGAGACTCATCGCACGATCTCCAATTGAGCCCGAGCGACGACGTAGCCGGTCGGTGCGGTGTAGATTCCGGTGACGCCGTGCTCGATGGTCGCCGCCGCGCGGGACTGGCAGCGGCAACCAAGGAGCGACAAGACGGCGATCATCAACAACATCCAGCCGGTGAACCCGATCGCCGCATAGACGAGCGAGTAGAAGCCAGCAAACGGATCACGCGGTGGCATCAGATCACCCCGCTTTCTTTGAACGACTGCCGCAGGTAGGCGTCCTCGCACATGGCCTCGATCACTCGCTCGCTGATATCCGTCCATTCTTCGCTGTCGAGTTGATCGTAGACGCCCAGGCATTTGTCGCCCGGCTCGTTACCGTAATCGCCCACGACCGCAATGCGATCGCCAGCCCAGGAGCCGATGATCGGATTGGTACTCGACAGGTCGCCGCCGCCTCGGTTGTTGTGACACGCCAGCAGAATCGCCAGCCCGGTCATCGTGCCGCAGCCCGACGAGCCGAACTCCAGCAGCTTGAGCCCGTCGCCGAACTTGTGCGGGTGCAGAAATTCCTTCTTGTCCAGATTCGCGATCTTGTGGTATTGACCCATGACTTGATCTCCTGAGATTGGTGGTGGTTGCCCGCAACTTGTTGCGGGTTAGTTGACGGTCGCCGGTTCGTTGATGATCTCTTCGATCTGCACCTTGCAGCGGACGGCACCGGCTCGCATCTTCGGCGGCAGGGCTCGCGTGATCTCCTGCACTCGCTTCTCGGCCTTCTCCAAGTCCTTAATGCGGTCGACGATCGAATCTTCCGGCTCGGTTTCGCACTCCAGGGCTTCGGTCATGGCTTCGATCAGCATGTCGGCAGCCGCCTCGCGGGTGATGCCGCACTTTTCGAGCAAGATCGCCATCGTGGCCTTGAGCGGGATGCTCGTGGTTGGTGTGTATTCCGAATCCGCTGACTTGCTGACTTCTCCGGTCAGCCGCAGAATCACGACCTGATCCAGCGTGTGTTTGCCGACCGGAATCGAGCCGCTGGCGAGTTCACCGATCTTTGCTTCGATTGCCATGGCGATGATGGCTTCCATGATTTTGATCTCCGTGTTTGGTGGTGGCTGTCTCTTGACCCTAGTAAGTATATCGTACCGATAGACCAATGTCAACAAGAAAAAAACGAAATTTTTTCATCGCATAGAGGCCAGCAGCCGCTCGCGAACCGCCTGTCGGATCGTCGGATTTTCGACCGCACTTGCCGGGAACCCGATTGGAGCCCAGCCTTCGCAATCGAACTTCCTGTCTTTGCTGTTATGCCAGAACAGCCTGTGCCCAAGCCCGCAGGCTAGATAATCCTTGGCAAATTCGAGTGAGTTCGTGAATCGCATGAACACCTGCGTCTCGCCGGTTTTGCTGTGCCTGAGCAGCGTTCCCGGCTTGGCCGTCAGCAGCCATGCGTACTCCGACTTTCGCCACGCCGATTCGGACGGCTTCCAGAGGCAGTTCTTGGGATTACCCCAGCCGTTATTCGGCCCGACGACATTCGCAAATTCCTTCGGTGCATAGGTCCAAGTCCACTCGTCATCGCCGAAGCCAAAAACATCGACGCCGCCGATCGTCGTGATCGTTCCCTCCTTGATATTGACGCCCCTGTACTCCATCGAGACAACCATTTCGATCTCGTCGCCGATCTTCCATTCTGGCTCTGGCAGCGAATCGTGAATTGGTTCCAGAAAATCAGGATCAAACCAGCCGTCATCGGCAACAAGAAACGGCACTGTCATTTCGGTTCTGACGAGCGCCACGTTGCCATAGCCGCCGCCATTCGGCCTCATTGCCGGTGGTGCGATCCTGTCAATCGTTCCAGGGCTAAATACGGCGTTGCCGATATAGACGCTGCTCTTGAACCGCACTCGCTGGCCGACCTTGAATTGATCTGACTTCATGACGGACACTCCTCGGTTGGCAACCGCACCGGCTTGCAGCGTCGGTAACTACGTTCGAGCCGCTCGCCCTGCTCCAGCATGAAGACAGCATGCAGCATCCCCTCGGAATTGCCGCTGCTTTCGATCTCCTTGATTGCCATCGCGCCGGACATAATTGCGGTCAGTCGCGACTTGGCAGCGCCAAGCTCCTTGCGGCCCTCGCGTACCGCTGCCGCGATCTGGTCGCGAGTGACATCGTATTTCAGCTTGCGGGTCAGGCGGTACATTTTCATGCCGTGGAGAATCGCCATCGTCTCCTCTTTGAGATTCGGGAATCGTTGGCGGAATGGGCTTTCTGACATGGTGGTTGTCCTCGGGTTAGATGGTGATGGTTTCGTCGATAAAGCCAGCGACCAGCAGGCAAACCTGCTCGACCGCATCGTCTTGCGAATCGGCCTCGATATCACGGTAGAAGTGCCAGTCGCCGAACCACTCGTACCATGACGAGTAGCGACCGTCGCCGGTTTCCAGAATCCCGAACACTGTGCCGTCAAAGGCGGCAAAAACACGGTCGAACTTTGGCCGTTGCATCAGATTGATCTCCTGTGGTGGTGGCGTCCGCAACTTGTTGCGTGACTGTATTAAGTATATCGCCTGTATAGCTGCATGTCAACAGCTAATCCGACGAAAATCTTAAAAAATCTCATGGCAAATGCAATAGAATTTGCCACCCAAAAACAAAAAAAATTCCGGCCAAGCGACTAGCTCGACCGGAACCGTCGTTCTGTGCCGGAGATCAATCGAGCACAGGACAACCACCGTCTCCAAATTTACCCAAACTGCCGCCGATCGTCTAGCGGCAAAACACCGGCATGACTCGCGTCATCCCACGATCCCGGTCGATCACCGCGCAGGTCTGCACGGGCGGCTCGTAATCGCAGCCGCAGCCCAAAGCGTAGGCGTTGTAGCCGATCACGGAGCCATTGCTCACGAACCTCGCCGGAGCGTACCAGCCGAACGTGTGGAAGTGACCCGAGAAGTCATAATGAGCCCGCTTGGCCTTGTTCCATTGGGCGATCTTCTTCGAGTACGGAATGGTCAGACCGCCGACGCCGCCCTGGTAGCGAATCTTGTCGCCGTGGTGAAAGCGGCAGTCGTATCCCAGTACGTTGAGCCAGTTGTGGTACGACTCGCCGATCTGCCATTTGAGCTTCGGGTGATCGAGCGAGTCCCGCAGGCTCAGATACATATCCTGCTCGTAGCTGTGATCCGCCGCCGTGGCTGATCTCATCTTGTGGGTGTCGCGCCCGTGGTTGCCGTAGCTGGTCAGCACGATCAGTTCATCGAAACCGCCATTCTCCAAGACCATCTGGATGCCCGATCGCAATCGCTGCTTGACCCAGCGAGCCTCGGCCAGCGGACTGGCCCAGGTGTTCTCCAGAAGCTCCTCGTGAATGTGCCCGGTAATCAAGTCGCCGCCGAGCCAGAGCACGCCCGTCTTGACGTTCGCCAGATTCCTGGCGTCTTCGGTCAGCAGCAGCCACCGCTCGAAGACCTGCCGCAGCGAGCGGTCGGCAATCTCCTCGTGGTACTCGTTCAATCCGTTGACCGTCCGTGGATCGACGATCTCGGCAGCGTGCAGATCGCTCAGCAGCAGAATCGACGCAGCCGCACCGTGCTTGACCCGCTTCGGAGCCGACCATTTGCGGACCTTGGCCTTGTCGTCCATGCCGGTCAGCGACTCAATCCGCTGCTGGGCAGCAAGTAGATCGCGCTCCTGAGCGGCGTATTTGGCCTCTAGCGACTTGCTTTTCTCGATCGCCTGTTGGAGTTGCCGCTCCAGCTTTCGTACCTCTGCGACACTAACCCCCTGGACTTCCATAGACTTAGCGAACGCCTCGACGTTCGGCTTGTTTACTTTCGACATGCGACTGCCCTCGCGGTGGTGGTGGTATTACTTCGGCTCGCGGAGAAACTTGCGGAACTGCGTTTCGCCGACCTGCACGCCCAGGTGCTCGACGGCGTTTCGCCAGTAGTCGACGATTTTCCAGCCGCCCCGGTTGGCCCGAAAATCCTCACGGGCTTGCAGCAGCGCCTCGCGGACCTCGGGCGATAATTCACGCAGCCAGATGCAGCCTCCAGCACGCGGTCGCGAGCCAGCGAGATTCTTGCGGAAGGCGGCAATATCAGGCTTGGCTTTCTTGATTCTCTTCATCGGTCCACTTCCTCTTGATCCAGTTGAAGATGGTGCCATACAGATCGTCGTGCTCAGAAACGTCGCCGACGTGTAACAGGTGCATCCTGAGAGCGTGTGCCCACTCTTCCCAGAGCGTTGTCTGGGTTTCTCGCCAGTTGAGACTGCGGTCGATGTGAATGACAAAGCGAGTTGGCGGGCAGCCGTCGTCTTCGTAGATCACGCAGCAATGCCCTTGCCCACCGCCAGGAACCCGACCGCGATCGACCAATATCACTCGGCACGGATAAAGCAGCGGAAAGTGCTTCCGCAGCCAGCGCAGCCACCGATGAAAAGCCTTGCGGTCGGTCATGCCAGCCCCCTATACGCATTGCGTTTCGCCCATTAGACCGCACCGCTGGTCGCGGCGTAGCCTCAGTGCTGAAAGACCGCTCCGCTCTGCATTGAAATCACAGGCTTGCCGCTGGTTCGTGCTATCACCGCCGCTGAATCGTCGTGTGACTCAATGAACAAATGGCACGGCAGGTCGCGGTAGGTTTCACCCTTCCAGCGAGCCGCCCCGTACTTGCGGCGCTCGTCTGGATCAGCGAACGGTGCCATGTGCATCCGGTCGAGCAACCGCACGCCATTGCGATCCAGCCAGCGCTCGCTCACGGCCCTCCGTGCCTCCAGCCTTCCGGTGACGATATTGCGAATTGGCACGCTCGGCAGATAGAACGGACAGGCTTGGTCGAGCGATGCCAAATAGGCCGCATCCTCGCCCGGTGAGTAGGGTGGGTCGTAGCAGAGTACGCCGTCGAAGTCGAACGCCGTGGTGGCAAGCTCGCTGTGGCCGAAGAGATTCCAGGCAAAATATCGCGGCTTCGGAATCGTCTGGTGCGTCAACACTTTGTAGTGCTCGCAATAGTCGCTGCCGTAGATTGCCGCAGGAACGTAAGCCCACGAGCCACGGCACTTGCGAGCCTCGAACGCCTGGATGGCCCGCCGCATGGCCGAGCCCGAGTGAATCGAATCGTCCAGCAGCACGACCACACCCTCGGTCGGTCGCGCACAGTTGAACCGCTCGCCACCTTCGTGCCGCGTGAAGCCATGCTCGCAGAACTCCGGCAGCGTTACGACCGGCAGATTCAAGTGCAGGCCGATCATTTCGGCGGGGATGTTCCCGCTGCGTGGAACCGAGACGATGCCGACGATCGCGTCTCGCCGCATCCAGGCCGAGAACTCCAAGCAGTCGCGCCAAAGCTGCGAATAGGTGACGTAGCTGATTTTCATACCGCAAGCCTCCTGCCGAACTTCTTATTGACAGCGGTGATCGCGAACTCCAGAAAAATATCCGCCACCACACGACCGCCGTCGTCGTTGAAGACATGCGATGGCACTTTCGTATTGACGCTCAGACAGCCCTTGCCCGAGTCGGCCAGCTTCGATCGGTAGCAGTAGCCGTTACGAAGTTCGCCGTACTCCTCGATCAGATCATCAAGCTGAATCTCAATCGCCGCCTCGATCTCGGCGCGGTCGGCGGTTTCCAGCCACTCGCCGTCGAGACTGACCTCGATCAGCAGCTTTTCGGGTCCAGTAAACCACTCGGCCTTGGTCGCTGTCATTTAACGCCTCGCATCCCCAGCCCCACTGGCCCGTGGTCGTAACCTCGCGGCTTGGTGAGCTTCGATCGCTGCACGAACCCGGCCCGCCGCAAGCAGTCGCCGAGATACTCCGCATCGAATGTCGCGCGGTGGTGATTCGCCAGATCGCCGTAGGCGTAGAGCCTGCCGTTGATCCACTTCATCGGGTCGCCCTCGGGATTGTCCCGTCGCCACGAATCGCCGCAGGTGCGATAGCGGTAGCACTCGACGATGTACTCGAAGTCGGGAACCCAAACCTCGATCGAGCCGCCTGGCTTGAGTATGCGGTAAGCCTCGGCCAGTGCGTCGCCGGTCTTCTGCCACGGCACATGCTCCAGCACATGACTGGCGTAGATCAAGTCGACCGAGTTGTCATCGAACGGCAGCCGATCGACGCCCCAGCAAGCCCAGTGATTCGGCGCGCCAACGCAATCAACCGACTCGAAGCCATCTAGCGGATAAGGCCCTGGCCCGATCTCAATCTGCCGCATGATCTTCCCTCCAGAAAATCGCCGCCAGCGTCCACAGCACGCTATAGGTCATCATGGCGCAGGCGTTGCTCCCGGTGGCAATGCCGCAGGACAGAGCCGCCACAAAAGAACTTATCCAGAACACAAGCATCCTTCCGTTCATTCGATCACCACCGCTTCCAGAATCGCCCTGGCCTTTGGGTTTGTCCGGCCCTCTGGATGCTTGGCGTAGTAGGCACCGTCTCGAACTCCCTCGCGGTATGCCAGTCGATTGCATCGCAGCGCCGCCGCGACAACGATCGCGAACGAAACAAGAGACATCACGCAGTCCGTGTTCATGACTCCATCAACTCCAGCCACTTGGTCGTGTGAATCTCCGGCCTGAACCGATCGGCCACGCCGTACTCGACGCGCGGCATCCAGAGTTGCATCGCCGCAGCCATCGCCTCAATGTCGCCTGGATTGACCACAACGAGGCCCTCCAGCCCGCGAAACTCTTCATAGGCAATCCCGGTCCCCGCGTAGACGATCGCCGGTCGACAGCGAGCCAGAGCCTCACAGGCCGACATGCTCAAGCCCCAGGTCTGATAGCTCGGCACGATCGCCCCAGTGCTCGCATCAAGCAGCCCAGGAACCTTGTTCGGCCCGCTGCCTGCGACGACTTGCACCGCGTAGCCAGCCAACTCTCCAGCCCGTTCGGCGTCGCGGTGTCCGTGTCGATGCGTGAATGGTGAACTGGCGACCAAAAAGCAGGGTCGCTGCGGCATCTTGTCGGATCGCGGTCGGAAGAACCGGCTGCCGACCGGGTTGTAGACTAGGGCCAGCTTGGCACCCGGATAGTATTGCTCGCCGTCCATCAGGTCTTTGCGGCAAGTCACCGCCACATGATCGAAGCTCAGCACCGCCGCCAACTCGGCCCGCAGCCTCGCATCGCCGACAAGCTCGCTCGGAATCCGCCTGATCTTGTCGTGGGCGTAGAGTGCGTCGATCGTCTTGAGCCAGCCGAGCAATGACTCATGCAGCGTGCAGCCGATTCGCCTAACGCAGCCCGGCCTTGACTCCCACCAACGGAGCGTCGGCTCGAAGTCTTCCAGGTGCAGAATGTCCGGCTTGATCGCCTCGCAGATCGCCCGACACTCCTCGGCGAAGCGCCCCGACCAACGGCCCGGCTGACCCTCGCAATGATGCACGGCCAGCCCGTCGAAGTCTTGGCGAACGCCCACCTGCGGGTCGCCGGTCGTGATCGCGTGGACCTCGTGACCAAGCGATGCTAGCTCTTGCGCCCTGATCTCGCAGGTATTTTCCCGCGCCGATCGGCGGTGAGTCGTCCAGGTCGATGATACGAGTGCAATCCGCATTAGGCTCCCTTTCGTCTATCGGGAACCTAGCACGGATCGAGGAAACTCGCCCGGCACGGACCTCGCTAACCTAAGCGCCAGTCTCGGGGTCGATGTCCCATTTTTTTATTTCGCCAGATCGAACACGTTCTCCAAGATCGTGCTCGTGGTCTTCGAGAATCTCGAAAATCTCGTGCTTCATCAGACCAATGCGTCGAAGCAACTCAAATTGAGCCACTATCGACTCTTCGGCTGCGAGTTGTGCCTTACCTGTACTCATTATCTTGATCTCCGTGGTGGGTGGTGGTTGGCTGGCGGCTACTCGCCTCGACGCTCGCGAACCTCGCGCAGCAGGTCATAGGCCATGTCGTTCATGTGATCGAGCAGCATATCCGAGCCGCTCAGTTCGGTTTCGCTAGCACTCGCCAGTTCGCTATCACTCAGGCGTGCCAGTAGCTCCTTGAGCTTCTCGACCGTCGTCTTGTTGTCTCGTTCGTAGGCTTGAAATTTATTCTCGGACACGGCTTCGATTCCTGTTTTTGGTGGTGGTGGTTGATTTCTAGAACTTGTTGACGGCATACTCGGTGGCCTTGATTGCCAAAGCCTTCTGGCGGAGCTTATCGAACTTGGCTTGATCGCAGGATTCGACCTGGATGCAGAAGCCGACACATTCGCCGCTGCCGTTGAATTCAGGGCTGAACGACGGCTTGTTGTGATCGCCGAGAGCTTCGCAAATTTGAGCAGCGATTTCAGCGGTTTTGACGAAGCAGAGTCCGGTGGTTTTCATGGCTTTGACTCTTGTTTGATTGGTGTCGTGTTGACTATCTAAGTATATCGGCAGGATAGACCTATGTCAACAGTGTTTTCAAAAAAATACGAAAAATAACCGGCCACGCAACTTGTTGCGGATTAGGTCCAGTGAACCATTTCTGGCTGGCAGAGTTCAGCCCATTTCTGCGAACCCTTGAGTCGATCCCACTTGAGTTCTCCGAACTGCGATAGGGCATCGTGAACCTGGGCATAGTCGCTCAGAATCTCTGGGAAGTAGACGAACCGAAACGGCACGCGATTTTCCGCCATCGCCTGCACGGCACTCAACAAGTCGCCGTTGAGCCGAGCAATCTGCTCGCCCTCGGTCGCGGTTCGCCAGTAGTCGATCGACGAAAAGAACGCCTCACGGCTCGACCTGACGGCGGCTCGAACTTCGCGGTGCGAGATCACCACCCGTAGGTCTTTGCGTAGCGTCGCCCAGACGCGCATCACACCGGGATGTCTGACGAACCTCGGGTCTTTGACGACGCGCGGCTTGAACGCCATGATCTTCGCCGCTAGATCGCCCTCCAGGGCCTCGGCCAGCCGCCGCTGCCTGCCAAGCTCATTGATCCGGTCGTTGATCTCGACGCACTCCCGGCTCTCCCAGCCCGCGTTGATCGACTTGTCCCAGCCGCCGCCGATCCCTTTGTCGTAGCCGAGTTCGCGGCAAAGCTGAGCCAGTAGCGACGTACCGCAGCGGCCCGTTCCGGTGATGATTAGCATGGCCCGCCTCAGTTGTGAGTGAACAGCGTATTCTGGACGTGAACGAGATTCTCCTCGCCGTAGCGTTCGATGATCCGTTCGATGTAGGTCCAGTCGGCGTCCTTGGCCTTGTCGAGCCAGCCCGCCTCGATCGCGACCTCGCGCTGCACCATCACGCAGCCGCAGTCGATATTGCCGTGGTGCAGGACCGATCTCAGCGGCTTCCATTGCCAGTAGTTATGCGTCATGTCGCAATAGCCACCAACCGCGCCTGGCTGCTTCTCGATCGCGTTGACCATGATGTCGCAGAAGCCCGGCGCGTAGTAGTTGTCGCCGTTCGTAATCACCACATAGTCGCCAAGCTCCATCTTGCTGACGATATTGAGCCCAAGCTGCCGCAGCGTGTGCCCCCAGTCGTTGTACCGCTTGCGTGTCGTGTACTGGAGAATCCTCGGCTCGCAAACCCGCCGCAGCTTGGCGACGACCGGCTCCGGCTTAACCAGCGGCCCATCGTGATAGAGCACCAGCTTCCAGTCTTTGTGCCGCTGATCCAGCAGCGACTCGATCAAGACCGGGTAATACTCGTAGAACGGCGCAATGAACGTCACGGTTCGCCCGCGCTCGGCTGGCGATTCCAAGGCTGTGATCGGCACCGGCGTCGGCTCGTCGTGGATCGCCGCAGGCTCACTCGGCAGATCGAGTTCGTCTTCTGCGAACTTCTTCCGCTGCCTGCCTTGAGCGATCGCCGCCAGGGCCTCGATCGTTTCGCTGGTGATGTTCTGACCTCGCTCGACGGCCAGCATCGCCACTCGCTCGACGATATCAGGAAGCTCGTCGAACCGCTCGGACGGCTTGCCGTACAGTGCCGCCGCCGTGAAGCTCCGCAGGTGGATTCGACGTTCGTCCTCTTCGATCTCGCCGGTCGTTTCTTCGCCGACGATGATCGCGTTGAGACTGGCGTCTTTGAGCATTTCGTTGATGAGCACTTCCGTGTCAGCCCGCTGCGTCTCTTCGCCGGACTCCCACAGGTGCCGATAGTTATTCACCAAGCGGCGAATCGTCCAGCCCGCCTTGATCCGGTCGATCTGCGGCATGTGCCAGAGCGAAAGCGTATGCGACAGCATCCCCTGCCACCACTCGCATCCTGATCGCGGGATGCTTTGATAGCCGATCGCCGCCGCCATTTCGCGGTCACAGCGTTCAATCCATTCCTCGACAAGGTTCTGCTGCGTGACGAGGCAGTCCGAATGAACCGTGAGCATCCACTCGGTCTGCACGCAAGCCTGCCCGGCCTCCATCGCGATCGACACCAACTCGGACGAGTGTCGACCACCGTGGCAGTTGATCTGATGGACTTCGAGGTCATCGGCCCGCAGCGCCAGCACGTCGTCGAGCATCGAGTCTTGCGTGCCCGTGTCGACCACCACGATATAGACCGGCTCGGTCTGACTGCGCAGCATCGCCACACAGAGCTTGAGCAGGTCCGGCGTATTGCAATGCGGCACGACCGCCGTCACGCGATGCTGCCAAGGTTTCTTCTCGATCGCCCCTTCCCAGGGTGCCTGCGTGACAGTCGCCCGCCACGTCGCCGGACAGACAAGCTCGTCGCGGGTGAATTTGCTGTTCGGTTGCCGTGTCTGCGATAGGCGGCGATTGATCGCCTGGGAGATTTTGCGGCTCATTTTTTCTGCGAGTAAACTCGGCTATTGGCGGTCATGGGCTGTCGGCACATGATGTCGAAGATACCCTCCGGCCCGCCATCCGTAACCTCGACGACCTCGCAATCGGTCAGATCGAACGGCACCTTGATCGCCACGATCGCCGTCCCGGTGAACGTCGTCTCACTGGAGCCGGATAGACCTTCGCCTAGCCACACCTTATTAACGCCGCCGCGAACAACTTTGATCTTGAACGCACCCTGACTGACGCCGAGTGAGTTTTTCAGCAGCACGTACCTGCCGACGTGGGTTTGATCGAACGTAAAGTCGCCGGTCGTCACTGGCTTGAGCCAGTAGATATCCTTCTCGTACAGCGTCGCAGTTCCATCAACCAAGTCCCAGCCAACCGGGTTGCAGACGTGAACATTCAGCCTCGCACAGCCTTCGACCACTTCCTCTATCGTTCGCGTGCCGCCAAAGGTTGTCGGCAGACTCCCTAAAGGCAGATCGCACGACGTAATCTCCAGCGTCCTGCCGACATCAACGGCCTTGAACGGCCTGGCTGTCGAGGTGACCCAATAGCCGCGATTCAGCACCGGATCGGCCTTGCCACCGCCAAACGGATTCTCGGCACTCACCAAGTCGGTGTAGGTGATCTCAGCTAGTGTGTCTGTCTCGAATGTCGCGGCAAACTCATTGCCGATCTGGCCCTCGAAGTAAGACAGCTTAACCCAGTCGCCCGGCTGGAGCTTTAGTGCCTCGTGACACGACTTGAACTTGACGTTTCGATACAGTCGCTTGTACCGCGTAAGGTAGAACTGAGCCACTGTCGAGACATGCGGAAACCTGCGATAAATCCAGAGCGGCATTTCGAGCGGCTGATTGCCGTAAGCCTGTTGCATGTCGCTATCGAACTCGATATGCGTGTTGTTCTTGTTGCCGTAGATATCATCCCACGAACGGCGGTAGGTGCCGATAATCATCGTGGTCAGTTCTTCGAGCGGCGAATCAGTGTACTCCAGCGAGTTCTCCAGAATCTTGTCGCGGTTGAAATGCACCACATGACCAGGGCTGGTGTTGCTCAGCCGCTTGATCCTGATCTTACCTTGATCGAAGAACAGCACGCACCGGCATTGCCGCGCGATATCTTGCAGTAGAGCCAGCCCGTCGATGTTGTCGATCTGAGCAAACCCGCAGACTATCGTCGAAAGCTCACCGGCCACGGCGTTGAAGCTCGAAGCGTCGATGAACTCATCGGCCACGGCCATCAGATTGTCGTTTTGCAGATACTCGGCAATGATGCCTGCCGGATTGGTAATCAAGTCGCCAGTGGCGTCGCCTTGATCCTCGATCCCGTCGAGCGTGACCCAAATGCGATCATCACGCAGCCCGCCCTGAGTCATACTTGGTGCCGCGTCAAATGTGATCGTGGTGATTCTGCGGCCCAGTTCGGTTTCCCAGGTGTTGTCGTTGAGATTCACCGTGTACGGGCTCGCCACGAAGTCGGTCACTTCGACCGTGCCGCTCAATTCGTCGCTCGTGATCCCGCCCAGGTAGACAAAATCCTCCCGATCGCCACCGCCCGCCCCTTTGGTCTTGCCGAAGCCCTCGACCCGCGTCACCGACTTGCTCGGCAGAGCATTGACGGCGTAAATGTACTTGCCCGGCCCGGTCGCGCCAGACACCGACCTGATCTGAGCACCCGAGTTGGCCGGTTTCTGCTGGGCGGTTGAGTTCAAAAACCTGATCGGCTGCCCAGCCGTGAAGTCGTCGCTGTGCGTGGTGAGCGTGATCTCGTAGCTGCCGACCGTGGGCGAATCGGGCGTAATCGTGGCAATCGTATCAGCGACCCACGAGCCGCCGACCAGAATTTCAACATCGGCACCAGCCGGAAAATCACTCGCCAGCGTGTTGTAGAGCCCTGCTGGCGAGATCGTGTCGGCCTGGATCACACCGCTACGAGTTGGCGAGAATCCGAATGATTGCGAAATCGTCGCGGTCGCCACAGCGGTCGCGCTGAATCCGGTGATCGTCACCGTGCTATCGGTCGTGTCCGGCGTGCCTGACGCCGAGACGTAGCCCTCGGCCTTGTCGCCATTGATCCAGATTTCAATCGGCGAACCGACCGTGCCGCCAGGAAACTCGCCGCCGATGCCGATCTCGTCGGGGTGGCTCGCGATCTGAACCGTGAACGGCGGCGAACTGCTGGCGGGAATCGGCACAGCGGTCCTCGTGCTCCACGGTGCCGAGATCAAGACCGCCTCGACTCGTTCGCACTTGCCCCACACGACCGGAACCATCTTGCCGCGCGATTCGAGTGGACAGTTCGGAAAAATATCTTTGTCGATCCGCAGCCCGACGTTGCCCATGATCCGCCGAGAGATATCCTCCAGTGGAATCGAGATCGTGTTGTCGGCCTCCGACCACGAATAGGGCTTGATCGCACCGGCGAAAATCAAGGCTTTGTCGTCATCCCAGACCACATCGTCTTCGTCCCACATGCGATAGATTTTGACGACCTCGCGCTGCTGCACCGCGTCGTCGAGAAAGCCGCGAATCTCGCCCAGCGTGTCTTCGAGCTTGATCGTCAGATCATCCACCGCGCCGACCTGCCCCTCGCGTAGCGACAGCTTCACGCTTCCCCAGTCGACGACTCGGCACTTGCTCAAGCCAGCGTCGTAGCCAGGGCAGCGATCCGCCGCCAGGGCGTCGAACTGCGACAGCGGACGGTCGATGTAATATCGCGTCTTGACGTAGTTCGTCTGCTTGTACGCTTCGCTGTTGACGTACCAGTCGATCTGCAAAACGAGGTAGGGCCTGCTTGATCGCTTGTTGAGTTGGCTCAAGAACGGCGTGGTGAATGTGCGCATGGTTACTCCGCAACAAGTTGCGTGCTAGCCTCCCTGTTTGGCGAACGTCGAATCGCTGCGGCTAAAGAACCGATTGCGGGTATTGCTTCGCGCGGTGCCGCGACGATCCAGAGCGCCTTCGAGTTGCTTGGCGAACTCGGCATGATCCGTGACGCCGTTGAAGTTTTGTACCACAGTGGTCGAACCGGAATCGTGAACCGACATCGCCCCGTACTGACCGGCCTGCGACCCGCGATTGCCGCCGATCGGAGCCGCCGCTGGCTTGTTCTTGGCAGCCCGCGCGCGATCCTCGGCCTTGCTGCGAGCGTCGGCTTCCTCCCACCAGAGCTTGTTCTTTTGTCGCTGGAGTAAGTCGAGTTCCTCTTGGACATTGACCTCGGCGCGACGGCTTTCCATGCTGCCCGTGACGGCTGTGTTGTGCATCATCATGCCAGCCTTGGCTTGCAGATTGCCGATCATCATGTCGAGCCGCTGCATCGGGCTCGCCTCTTCGAGGGCTTGATTAAAGCTCGCCATTCCAGCCCCAATGCCCTGCACCGCCCCGTTGAAGAGGTTCGTTAGACCAAAGCTCATCTGCATGATCTGCGTCATGGCGCTGCCGACCTGATCGGTGTAGATCGGTGCCCCATTGCCGGTGCCGCCAGCCGACAGACTGATGCCGTTGCCTTGATTGGTCAACTTGCGACCACCAGCATAAGTGACGCTGCCGTTGACCATCGAAGCGCCAGAGCCTCCCGCCCCTACCGATTGACTGGCTGCCTGCTTTTCGATCGCCGCCGATTTTGCATTGGAGACTTCCTGCTCACGGCCCTTCTTGTCGGCCTGAACTCGGCGATCGCTTTCGGCGATTTCCTTGTCTGCCGTCGCCTTTGCGGTATTCACCTTGGCATCGCCAGCCGTTTTGGCTTGCTCGGTTTCGGCCTTGTAGGTGCCTGCAATCTTGTCGCTGATCTTCTGGTACGTTGCCGCATACTTGCTTTCAAGCTCTCCGAGCGAGGCGACCATTTCGCCGCGAGCCTCGCCGCTGGCCTGCTTGGCAGCCTGCATGGTTTGAATAATCTGCTGCCGCAAGCGATCCATTTCGGCAAGGTCTTTGCCTTCGACGCTGCTCGTGCCGCCGCCAGCTTCCTCACGACCCTTGCGTCGGCGCAGGGCGTCGATCGTGCCCATGCTCATGCGATTAAAGTTGCCGACGTTCTCTTGGATTTGGTTTCGGCTCATCGAAGACCAGTCGCCGTCCAGGTACTTGCCGTGATCCCCCGGCAGCCCAGGCAGCCCGCGCTTCGCCTCGGCAATCGGCTCATTGACTCGCTCGGCAGGGATTGACGCAGCGCCGCCAGCTTGAGCTTCTGGTGCAGCCTTGTTTTTGGCGGCAGCCTTCGCTTCTTTGGCTTTATCTTCTCGCTCCTCCCGCTCAAACCGTTCGCGCGAGCGTCGCATTTCGGCAGCGCCTTCCCGGTCGGCCTTTCGCTTTTCGTTGTCGGCGACAATACTCTCGGCCATCTTGTCCTGCTCTCGCAGAGCAGCCTGACCTTTGGCTCGCTCCTGAGTCGCTCGCTTGTTGCTGAGATTCGCGCCAGCTTCGTCGCCGATCGCTCGCTTGGCCTCGGCCATTGCGTCGTGGAACGTCGCCAGTGCGTCGTGATAGATTTTCTTGAGCCCAAGCCCGATCGTTTCGAGCCTGCGAAAGTCGCCGTTGAGCGCATCGAGCCCAGTCTCAATCACGAACATCAGGCTCTCGAAAGCACTCTTGATAACGCCGATTGCCCACTCGCCCGCGCTGCCAAACTTACCCCAGGCATCCGACTGCGAAACCAGATTGACGATGTTCGTAATCACGACACCGATATTGATCGCCAACTCGCCGAGCTTCTCGACGATCCTCTGCAAGCTGTCGGCGTTCTCAGAAGCCCACTTGCTCAGGCCAGCGCCGACATTTCCAAACAGGTCCATGAAGGCGCTCTTGGCTTTCGTGGCCCACTGAACCACGTTGTCCCAGACGAACTTGCCGCGAGCGGCATACTCGTCCGACGACTGCATGGCCTGACGAATCGCCAAGGCAATCGCACCGATTGCAACCGTGTAAGGATTGACGATCGTCAACACCGTGCCGATCGACCCACCAACGGCGGTCGTCGCGGTCGCAAACATACTGGCTGCGGTCGACAGCATCGAGAACGGATTGACCAGATTGCCGATGATCGTAAGCAGCCCGCCTATAATCGGCGTCATCGGCCCGATTGCCCGCAGAGCCAGGCTCACAGCACTCATCGCGGCACCTAGCGACAGTAAGCCCTGCACGCTCGGCGGCAGCTTGTCAAATAGCGCAAAGAGCCCGCTGACGCCGCTCACTAATGGCCCAGAAAATTTGTCGACCAGCATCCCGATAACGCGAACGGCTTCGGTGCCACCACGAACGAGACGGTCAACCGCAGAGTCAATCCCCTGACCAAGCCATTGCTGGTTTTTATCAATCCAAGCCGTCATGGCATCGACGCCGGATCGCAGGGCAGGAGTGAGCCCTTGGCCGAATCGCAGCCGCAGTCCTTCTGTGGCATTATCCAGCTTCGTGAAGCTGCCGATCAGATTGTCGAGCATTGTCTTGGCGATTCGACTCGCCGTTCCATCGGCAGCTTTGAGAGCTTCCTCCATCTTGCCGATGGCCTCGCCTCCGGTCGAAGACAGCGCAGCCAGGGCGGTCGCCGAGCGAACGTCCATCGCCGCCGAAGCCTTGGTAATCATCTGCTCGCTGCTCATGCCCTGACGCTTCATTGAGGCGTCAATGTCTTTGATGATATCCAACAGGTCGCGCATCGCGCCACTCGGCTTGCGCGTCTCGACCCCCATATCGTCGAAGAATTTCTTCGTGGTCTTGTCGAGCCTCGCCACGTCGGTCATCAGCGACCGCAGTCCAGTGCCAGCCGTACTGCCGTCGAGCCCCTTGTTCTGCATGGCCTGCATCAGAGCGATCAGCCGCTCCATCGACATGCCGCTCATCGTCGCAATCGGCCCGACGTATTTCAGGCCCTCGCCGATGCCAAGAATGTCGGTTT